GATACTGGAGAAATCGTATGAAAGCACTCTCTAGATTCTTCGAGATTCTCCATTACTATGGTGTGACTGGGCTATGCAGCTTCTTTATGGAAGTATATTGGCAACAGGATCTCAATGGGGTAAATGAAGGTAGAGATATTTGCACTTTCAAACACAACAAAAAGGCTTACAATCGCGCCAAATTCCAAGATCGGTATGAGGGTTTTATAACTCAAAAATGAATTCTACTGAATCTGGATGTATATGTTTGAGACGATGACAACAAGCACATAATAAATCACAACTTGCTAGCTCTTTCTCAAATCTTTCTTGACTCCAAGTCCACATATTACGATAAGACGGATCTTTCTTGGTGGGATCACGATGATGGAGATCTAATGCTTTCAGATTACGATCATAGCCACACTCCACACATTTCGAACCTTTTGATTCAGTAATTCTATGCCTTCTAGCATTCCATCTTTTCAAGATATAAACATGAGTGAAACATTTCTTACATATAGTCTTGACAGAAGCATAGGCAAAAGTATTCTCAACGAGACACGATTTACATTTGGTGAGTGGGACACCGATAACCTCAGATTTACCCTTGTTGATTGGTGGGATATTGTCTTCATCCCCGATTTCTCGATGGCAATTGACACAAACCAACCAGCAATCTTGAAATTCTTGGGTGTGGGTGGACTGCCAAAGCTTTCTGACATCCATGGTCTTTTTAGACGGATCTGGATGATGAAGATCGTAGAGACCCATGGGGAAAATTTTGTGACATCTCCAGCACGCCCTTCCCTTTATTTCGAATACTTTGGCACGATAAGCATTCTTCCTGATTCTGGCTTCTCTGTTAATGCAATGAGAACAAAAAGATCGGGTTCGTTTTCCGTGACTGATTTTATCATGGGTTCTATTGCATATTTTACAAATTTTAACAATCATGTTACAATGGTTTATGGGTTGGTAGCTCAGTTGGTAGAGCAGATTGCTTTTAACAATAAGGTCATGGGTTCGAATCCCATCCAGCCCACCAGAATTATCTAGTTAGGTGGATAGACTAATTAGATAAAGGGAGAGAAACACTCTACCCTTGGCTATCCCTGAAGAAGCAGTCGTTAACAGTCCGTCTCAAGCGAGATAATGCTGATTAATCACTGGTGAGCTTCCTGTATAGGATACCTTGACTATACACAATTTGAAAGGATGAAAACACGATTATGAAAATTCTCGTATTGCTGTCACTATCTATGATGATGTGTTTTGGTCAAGACATTGAACCAAGCATGAAGATCACTCCATCACTGTTCGGTGTCGATTATGATCCAATTGATGATCACCGAATGAACAATATCCTGTCCAATACCTCAGACAAAGACGGGAAACGTGCTTCAATCGCACGAACTGGTGATACCCCGCCAGTTCTGTCTTCCTTCACATGGCGAAATCAGGGTTCATGTCTCGCTAATACCAATCCCGATGGTTCAGTAACCATGTACCATCCGGGAGCAGCTGGCCTTGGTTGGAATTGGTGTCTATTGACTACTCCTCTACCAGCCCCACCATATACTATCATTTCGGGATATGGTGGTCATATCTTCGGCAAAGCTGCTACTCTCGGCCATGTCCTTTATGACACCACCACCAATAAATTCACTGTTTATTCCACTGGTTCATCAGATTCAGGTGCTGCAGCTTTGGCCGCTTGGAGGATGACGAATTTTACCACTTTCAATTCCATTGTTTATAATTTCAATAATACGATGGTAACAGGTGGATTGCTGCCAAAATATATCAGGATCAAGGATAATGGTACTTATCGGACTCTGGCAGTTTCAGAATTCGGTAATATATGGCTCACAATCAATGTGATTTTGAACACCGATCATATGATCCCCAATGAGTTCGCATTTGGACTAAGAGGTACTGGTGACAACACTGCATCTCTTATGAATCTACATGATCTAGTTATCACCACTCCATAATTTAGATCCACATATGAATTGAAATGGGGACCTTTTCAGGCCCCCATTTTCTTATAAATGGTTATTCTGGGACTTTCATCGAATCTTTCATCAATGCATATACTGTATTGGTGGCAGCATTGATGATACTATCAGGGATTTCTGATTGATCCTTGACAATCTGATCGCCAATTTTGAGACCATTTTCTCCCACCGACATGATTGCAGCAGAAAGGTTCTCTCTCACTAATTTTTGTGCTATGACCATGAGGATACCCTGTCTGGTAGCCTCATCAAACTTATTGTCTTGTGGAATGGGGGTGGGTAATGCATACCTTTTCACCATTTTGACCAACATGTCATCTGCGCTGGTGGGGGTAAGTGCCGCAACTACTTCAACTGCAGGTGCGGCATATTCAAGAACATCTCTGATTTTAGAGGCGACTTTATCTACCTTCTTTAGGTTCTTCAAAGAAAATGCTTTTTTGAAACCAGAGCCAATTTTAGAGAAAAGTGCTTTCATTATGCAGCATCCTCGTAACCAGTCACTATCACATTGATACCAAGCACGTTTGCTCTGGCATTGATATTCTGACCAGCCCTCAATACAATACCTGATTCCCGATAATTTTCACCCGGTGGGATTGATCTATCAAAAACAAAGGCAGTTGATGCGGAAACAGTAGCACCCACATAAAGTCTCACTTTGATCACAGAAGAGGATCGATTACAGAAAATTACAGAAACTACACTATTGGTACTCGCAGGAGTAGTATAAATCAGAGTGTCAGTATTAGCTGAAGTAATATCAACAGTTGCTAAAAGTCCATTTGCCATAAAGATATTTATGCACCACCCAAGAATTTCTCCCACTTATCTCGATCAGTAATGACTTTGACATTATTATTGCTGGTATTAACTACGCCGGGATTGACCACAGCTAATCCATTGTATACTATAAAAGTCTTTCCGGATAATGTGAGGGCAACTTGATATACCCAATTAGCTGAAAACAAATTGGCCGTCACGGAAGCTGGCATTGACAATCTGATACGATTTGATACAATTTCGCTATTGATAATAACTTTGTCTACTTGATAATGTGATCGCCGCATAGCCGCTTCCACTGCCCCAGATGAAATCGTTACTGGATCACCCTTGAAATCCTTAATCTCTGGTAGGGTTATTTCAAAGTCAGTCCCAATATCGATCTGTATATCGTAGTATCTAGCCATACTAGTATTTATTTTCAAAATATCTTGTCTTAAAGTTTAAAATATGATATAATTGAAATATGGAAAAGCAATTCAGCAGTCAACAAATCACTACGAAACAGTTGAGTATCAACAAGAAAATTAAATCGATGACGGGGTTTGCGTCCGATCTCGGTATTGGTCGTGGGATTAGTTTCGGATTGATTCATGAAGATTCATCTGATATCGGTCTGGTTGTGATTTCTCATCGCACATCCAAAAAGTCTATTTGGTATATTGCCGAAGAGAATGAAAGCAGGACTATCCTCAAACCCACCAACATTTCGGAGCGTGAGTTCAATCTTCGGGACTGGACAATTACCATTTGGAATACGTAGAGATTCTTGCGACCGATCATCACTAGATGTTAGAATAAGAATTGGATCAAAATGACCCTAATAACAATCCAAGAAAAACAAATCGCTCAAGAGCTAGCTGCAGTAGCCAAACATGGCAACACAGCAAATAAAAGGTCTGTAATTTTCGGTGCTCGCACAAGATCACGCAAGGCTATACAGAACTTAGGTTTCGATTACAAACAGGCATTAGAGGCGGTATCAGATGCAGCTGATATAGTCAGTTTGAGATTGAATGCCATAAAGGATTGTGATTAATGTTGGGAACGATGTTAGTAGCAATCCAAGAGAGACAGATCGCCGAATCGATGGTGGCATATTTAAAGCACCCCAACAATGTTGCCAGAAGACGAGTAATTTCCTCTATACGTACAAGGTCGCGTAAAGCAATACAAGCTCTGGGGTTTGATGATGAACGAGCGGCAAAGGTTGTGGAGGATGCTGCCGAAATAGCCAAAGTGAAGTTTGGTGAAGTGGCTGATTGGCGTAAAGGTGGGAAAATGAAATTCATCAGAAGTATCAAATACGGTGATTTGAGACTCGGAATGATTTGTATGGATTGGGATGTGGAGACTAACGATTTTATTGTCGAAATTAAGACTGTTGATCGTCAGCATCTCGGAAAAGCTCCTCTAATCGTAGTTAAATTGAACTCGGGGATAATCAAGAGAGAGACCGCTGAATCAAAGATGAATATTCTGTAGGGGAAATTATGACCATCGATGTGAGACGCTTCAGCTTTAACCATTTCACCAAGACCGTTACAGGCAATCTTTCGCAAATGACCGCATGTGGTGGGGTCGGAGTACTGTGGCCATGCCCTGTTGAGGCACACCAACCTATTGAAGTCATTTTAGCCGAAGGTTATAAACCAATGAAATGGCAAGTGTCCAAGACCGAATATACCAGAACGGTTTTGCAACCAGTAATGGAGACAGCAGAGACTATGGGTCATAGTTTATTGTCGAAGTGGAAAATCACTATATGGCATCACATCTAGAACCCTGTTTGACTGAAGAGGAAATTGCTATCCTTAAACTATTAGGAAATGTCTATCGGTCTTTCATGGAATTACCCAAACAACACCCAAACGAATTTGATAATGCAGTCAACAATATTCACCTTCTACAGCAAGAAGTGATAGCACGATCAACAAGAAGGCAACATCCAGAGTTGTTTAATTAATGTTAGACATTGCGCCAATGAATGCCTGTCGGCCTTTGGTGATACCATTATTAGCACCAGAATTCACCGTCACCACACCGCTGGAATTTATCGACAAATCACCGGATAATGTCACATTTCTGAAGAATGTTCCATCGTAAACCAGTACCTGTGGTGATGCTGGTGTGGTGACATTCACGACACTAGCTGCCCCACCAAGACCATTCACGGTATCAATCATATCATTGATTTTGGTACGTAATTCTCTGAATCCGTCAGTTGCTAAAATGGTATCGATAGGCATCGCTAGTATTTATGATTGTTTGTAATCAATATTCTTTCTGGATACTAACATAATTGTCCCATGCTCTCTTCTACCGAGATTGTGACGAATAGTCGGCACCCTGCTATGGACGACAACACCTTCTTGATTCAAAATTTCCGGTACGGGATCATTTTCCCAATGTGTTATAGTCGTACTTTGTATTGGTTGATCCCAAGGTGCAGTTGATCCACCAGCGAGATCAATCTGCCGTCTCTTCTGGCGAATAGGCATTTATCAATTCAATCAATTCTTGGCGGAATTTTGGGTTATCGAACATCATATTGTAGACATTAAATAGAATGTCCGTGGGGATGATGCTCTTCGAAATAAGACTCTCTGATTCATCCCTATAATTCGGCACACTCAGTATTAGTAGAATCGGATCTTCGGCATCGGGATCAGCCAACATAATATTACCGGATAATGTAGGTTCTTCAGAGAAGAATTCATTCCGCATTTCATAGACGAAATCTCTGACTTTATTCTCGATCATTCAAAAGTTTTCCTAACATATTTTTAATATCTTTCAAGTCTTGTTCCATATTATTAACTCGATCTTCTAAATTTTGCTCTTTAGATTTCTTCAATCTGGCTATTTCATACCTAGCCAGAGCTTCATTATAACCTGATTTGTCCTTGTTTAGGATACCTTTGCTAAAAGTATCCCTTTCCAAGACCAAATTACCAGCATCTTCAGATTTTATACTAACACGCATATTTAAATTGCCAATCCGATCCCACGCAGATCCTTAATGAGGGGAACCTTGGATGAATTCCCACCCTTCAATACGATCTTGACTTGGAATGAAACGAAAAGGCCGATACCATCAGACTTATAGACCAAATCAACGAATCTGTTTTCCTTGATCGGTTGTGATAAGTTATCATCCGGAGTCATTTGGACATATGGTTGGATGTCAAAAGTCTCATTAGTATCGATTCTGAGGACTCGATAATAGACTTCAATGGACGATCCCACCGGGATATTGGCAGCGAATCTTACTTGTAAAGAATTGGATGGGTTATCCAGCTTGAATTCACGAGTAATGTAGCGGTTGGCACCTGAAGAATATCTGGCAAGTTCTGAAGTGAATCTACGCCATTGGGTAATCTGGACGTTTTCTTCACCAGTCGTCGTCAAGAAATTCGGGGTAGTTTCAACCACTAATTGAGTAGCGGAAACCGAAATGATTCTTACCGGGTTGTTGTAATTACGGCTGTTGTTAGAAGAACCAGCAATAGTGATGAATTTGCCGGGGCGGAACACACTGAAATCCAATTGTGTCAAGCCAGCTTGTGTAATCGTGTTCGTGGTACCAGAATTTGTGAAATTGTAAGGGGTACCAGATGTTGAAGTTAATGTGACCTCTTCATCCAGACCGATTATATTCTGATTGGCGAATGTCATACTGTCGATTCTATTATTCACGACAATCCCCGATAATCTGGTGGTGTCGATCATTGGCGAAAGATTGTCGGCAGTAGTAGACAAAGTACCTTTCAGCACCAAAGATTTGCGATCAAAAGCACTGGCACCAACCACCTGAAGGGTCTCATTGCGAGTGTTGGCGATCATTCTGGGTGATGCAAAATCGATATTCTCATTCACAACGATCGGTGTAAAATCAGAATCCTTGATATAAGGCTCTTGAATTGCATCAGCATTATTGTGTGGAGACTTGCCGCTGAGAGTCTTAATCCCCCATTGGACAGAAGTACCCGGCAGAATCAGTTGTGCAACCACTGGATGCAAGGTGTCATACTGATAATTTTGGGTCACTATGACACCAGCAGGTCCAGTTAATGCACTTGCTGAAGCTGATTGACCCACCAGCAACATAGTATAGCTGTCTAAATCGACATTGCCGATCACAAATTCACCTTCATAAGCTAGACCGGGGATACCGTTGTAATTGATACCGGGATCTGTGGTACCACTTGGCATGTTGACCTGAACCACACTATTATGGCTAGCCCCTTGAGGCATACCATGATGTGGGTGATTCACTCTGACCGTACCACCACCAGAACCTGTTTGGAAAGAATCTGCTGGTAATACGTAATCCGGTACAGCACCATTGGTTAAGTACACAATACCATTGACCGAGGTATTGTATTGAGCACGAAACACATCAAATTTGAGGTCTTCTTCTTGAATTGCAGTCCATGTGGATGCATTTTGGCTGACAAAGAACACACCATTATATGGCTGTTTGGAGACCAGAGAAGTGGAACCGATTTGTGTCTCACCCAGACGGGCAGTGAAGACATTGTATTCGATGGAATTAGCCAACAAGACTATGGCATATTCTTCGTTCTCATCCAAATGTACTGGTGATGGGAATACGAAGGCAGTTGCCACGGTACCAGTGTCGGATATATTGACTTGACCCAGAGAGGGGTAAAGAGTGACCTCTCCGAAAGGAACAATACGCTGACCGGGATAACCATTTACAACGTTTCTGATTTGCAATGTGACCGGGATGGTTGTGTCTTTGGATTGGAAATAGACATTTACCTTAGTAATGTCCATACCACCCTTCAATTCAGTCAGAATTGTTTGAGCCAAAGGATCAATCCAACCAATCACTTCTTCGAAACGAGTCTCTTGGAATTGTTCATTGAGAGTTCTTGATTCAGTAATCGTCTCGGATGCGACAGTAGCCTGTCTCACGCTATTGATGGTACGTTGACGAGTCTCTAATGTACCAGCAGCAGTATAGACTGCTTCACCAAAAGTTGCGGCATCGAGAGCATTTGTGAGAGATGAGCTTAAGCGGAAATTTTTGTTTCCCACTCTGAATCTCTGTTTATCGTTATTGGGGATTTGGAATTCGACCTGAATATCACCAAGGAAATCAGTGATAATGGGCGAATTAAAATCACCGTAAGTTGAAGTTAAAGGATTCCAAGGTCGCACCCATTCAGAAACATTAATACCGTCAAAGAATGGATAGAGTCTAGTTCTTGGCTTAAACCGAGTACCTTTGATGGTCACAGTTCTGGTACGCATGAAAGGAACGTTGGTGACGGAAACTACACGATCACTAACTGTGCTGGTAGTAGCACCGGGAACTATGACATTTCTGACACCCGTACGAGTTTGATTCGTAACTCGCTGACTGGTAGTGGTTGTGGCTGTTTGAGCAGATACTAAACGACCTGCAGCATCTCTTCCAGTTACTCTCGTGAATTCAGCTGCCACCCAAGCGGGATCAACTGAGGACGCATCAAAAAGATTGTTGGGACGTGTGCCAGTGGTCTGCTCTTGGACATCAATAACATTAGTCCCGACCCAATTTGTCGTCCAATCATTCCACTGCACTGAGTTTGGATTAGAACCGAATCTAATAGCATCCAAAGCTGATTCATCTACATTGACCACATCAGGTCTGGTCTCAACATCATGCCATGAATCTGAATTTGGTGTCAAATCGACTGATCCAGCCCATCCGAATACTGCGAAAGGATTGATATTTTCCGTTCTAGTAGCAAAAGGTTGGCTAATCACTTTGACTTCGGTGTAAGGAAGAGTGATCATATCGCCAGTCTTTTGATAACCGGAGCTAGCTCCAGCTTCAAAATTGACATCAATGTTTCTCTTCACGAAGATAGGACGCAATTGACCTTCAACAGGATCAACCGAAATCCTATAATCGGGATTGAAAACATCACCAATTCCATGTCCCTTAAAGTTGTCGACGATGAAACCATTCTTGAAACGATCAAGTCCTGTCTCAGAATCAAGAATCGACAATGAAGCCGTATCCTTTTCTAACAGGCTCAAACTAGTATAATATTCGAGGTTCTCGATTCTCTTTTCCAGTCGACCAATATCGCGGAAAGTATAACCACGATTATCGCTCATCTTGGATTTGAGATCTTTCACCGACAGCGTGTAGGGATTCAGACTGATTGTCCAGATCAACATACCATCAGTAGGATCACTTGGCGGCAGAGGGGTAAGAGAAGATGTACCCTTAGCCACTTTGAATTCACCATTTTGAGTGAGGTAAATTTTGTCAATTCTAGCAAGATAGTATTCCATATCTACCCTAGCATTGTCATAGGGTACTGGAGTCTCAGAATATGAGGAACCAAAAGCCGCGAAATTTTCTTGACCTGTGAGAGCAGGAGTGATCGAGACCAGAACCACAGTATAGCCTGATCCACCAGCACCGATGGTGATGGCCGTAACCACACCGTTAACTACGGTTGCCGTGGCTGTGGCACCAGTTCCATCCCCCGTAATGGTTACAGTGGGGGCCACGGAGTATCCCGTACCACCCGCTGTTAGCGAGATGGTAGTAACAACACCACCCGAAGCGGTTGCAGTTGCAGTTGCCCCACCACCAGTTGCCCCAGAGTCAGCAATACGAGGACGGAAATCTAAACAATCACGAAGAATGAAATTACCACCAGAACTGTTATAAGTTGGTATATTCTGATAGTCAACTTGGCCTGTATAGCTATCCACACAGAAATAATCACCACCACTTCCGTGATTGAAATAGTCGAAAACGATTCTCACTCTTCCTGTCGGAGGTGGAGCACCTTGAGCCAGAGTTACTGAGCCGATACCATAATAAGAATCAGTCTGACCATTGTTGAAAATGTATCTGCTCGTGATGTCGATATTTGCACTGTTCACATCACCGGGATTGATTGAAGGATTACCAGAATCAATAATCGATTTGATCTGGTAAACATCAGCCTTGAATAAAGGCATTTTGCGAGGCGGATTGGGATATTCGACGACTTGATCCACAACCAAAGTTTTGGATCTCGGATTGACCAATTGCTTAACCACAGTGCATGTGACTTTGATGGTAGATCCGTTAGGAACAACACCAGTACTAGGATTGAACGTCATCGTGGTATTAGCTGGTGAACCACCCATAGTCGGAGTAGGTAGACTCTTGACAGAACCATGCGGAACCGTACCAGTATTACCGGAATTGACTACAGTGCAAACAAAATTATCAGTTGGTCCAAGAAATGGTTCATTGATAACCGAAGTGAAAATGTAAAGACCAGATCCATTATCTGTCGCTTCTAGAGTTCTACGCACCGAATATGTCGTATCGTAAGGAGCTAAAGTCTTAACAACTGACTGAGTGAGTGGGAAAATTAAAGCTGTGGTAGCAGCTTCAATCACCAGATCTTTACGTGATATCTGTGCCTGAGTCGAAGAGGCACCATAAACGAAACCTGAACTACCAAGACGAGGCAGAGTATCGTTGGTGCTAGGCTCAGTTAAGAGAATACCAGTCCCTGTGTCAAAGGATACTATCGTTTCTGTCGGAACTGGTGATCCTGATTGAGTCACACTGGAACCAGCCGTAAAACCAGTACCATTGACATTGATCAGAGTATATTGAGCTAAGAAATTTCCGTATGAGTTCAGACCATCATTGTTGTTGTTGGCAGATGAAGCACAGAAATAAGATTTGACATTATTAATGCTCTTGCCAGCCTTCATCTGAATGTCGAAGACGTACATCGCGAAGACACCAGTACCGGAATTCACTGTACCCGATAGATATTCAACGTTACGGACTCTAGCGGTACCAATTTCATTGTTTGAAACGAAACTGGCTGAAGCATCGACATCCATCAATGAGATTTTGAGATAATCTTTGAGTACCGCGTTAGCTGCTGGAATCGGTATGTTGAAAGGATTCTTGACATACATATAGCTACCAACAGGCATCGGGATCAAGCCATTATTAACAGCCAGCGTGTCACGAGCTTTATCTACGTCAATATATGTGGTTGCAAGCTTCTCGATTTCATAACCGTTTACGTAGGCTTTACCCTTCTCCAAACCAACTGCCAATTTGCTTTCCACACCAGTCGGCGGATTATAGATACCACCATTCAATGATGCTGAATCATAAATCTTGTATTCAGTCGTTGAATTCGGGATTTTGAGAGCATCCCAATTGTCTTGGACACTAACGATTTTATTAGCGCCATCATATGCAATGATAGTACGAGTCTGACCAGCACCCTGACCATCGGTCAAGTAGATCAAATAACCCTTATAAAAGTCGTTGACCCCAGAGGAAGAATTACTGATCTTGATTGTGGCGAATTGTGATGCAACAGGAGGGATGGCATAGGCCACACTCACTACCGCTGTAGTGTATCCAGAACCTTGTGCAGTGACTACAATAGAAGAAACAACACCACCAGTGACGATGGCGATAGCTGAGGCACCAACACCATTACCAGTGATTGTAACTAACGGATTACCAACATAACCAGAACCACCGTTGGTGACTGTGGCGATGGTAATAACACCAGCCGACAACGTTGCGATAGCAGTACCACCAGATCCAGAACCTTGGAAACTGATAGTGGCTGTCGTGTAACCAGTACCACCATTTACGATTGTGATGGATTGAATGACACCACTAAGAACATTGGCATAAGCAATTGCACCAGTACCGTCGCCGACAATCGAAACAGCCGTGAAGGGATAAGACAACCCACCATCGGTGACGTTGATGCTGACGATCTTACCCAAGTCACCACCAGTGCCGATTACGGGAGTGGCTAATGCTCTAATGCCGGGATTAAAATTGACTGCAGCAGCACCCGCTTGTGCAATGCCCTCGGCGATGAAGCTGGTATCCAAATGCTCACGGACATCTAACATGAAAGGACGAACCGTGAAGTCACCAGATTGTTCCTTCAGTCTACGAGCAGCTTCTGCAGAAACAATGTTGTATGTGGTTTTCTCTACGAATTGCTGTTTTACCGAGTCACGAATACGAACCAATTCAATAAAATTGGTATCATCCAGATCTTCGATATCTTTCTTAACAAGAGTTAATTCAATTTTGTATCGATCAGCACCGGGAGCAGCAAAATTAGGAGAACCATTAGCGTTATCGAAAAGACTAATATCATCATCTGAAGTAACGATTACATCCGTAATCTTAAGGCCAATTCGACCATCTGCAACATTATTATATTTGTCGATAACCAAGAACTGTTTGTCGACTTGAACGAAATAGCCGTTGATGTAGTATACACCCTGCTCGATCTGAGCAGTGATACCCTGACCAGAAGGTGAAGTGGAAAATACCTGAGCAAGGAAATTGCTGGTACCTTCGATTTTTAATAATTCATCAGCGGTGAATCTAGTTTGTTTACCATCAACACCACCATCAAGGTATTTGACAAAAATGGTGTCGGCATCTGCACCTTCAGCCGCGACAGTTTTCAACACCTGTGCACGCAGACCACTTACATCACTGACGATTATTTGCCCATCAAACAAGGTGAGGTCGATCGGAATTGGTATACCACTCACAGTACCATATGTCGGTTGGAGACGAACATACTCCGCACGAGGATCGACAGCAACTTGACCCGGAATGACCATCGCACCCTGCTTGAAGAAATGGTCAGCGAATCTTTTTTGCTGATTATAAAGGATAGACTGAGTTGTATTCAACTCACGAGTCTGGACTTCTACACCCGCTTTTTGCAGGACACGGAGGAATTTTTTGTCCTCATCGAAGTCATCGAAGTACGGTCTGTTATTAAAGTTGCTCACTCTAAAATTACTTATACAGACTTCTTAGAGAATACTTTTAGAACAGATAATTCAGAAGCACTTTAGCAAGAGTTTCTGGGGTAGCATAGACCGAAGTAACACCTTCACCATTGGGTGGAATGACTGAGAGCACGACTTTGCCTCTCGCATACTCTAACCTGATGATAGTACCATCTTTGGCTTTCCATTGAGTGCCTTTAGGAATAATGTTGGGCCAAAGACGGAATTGGGTTTCATCTATCAAGCTATTGATAATAGAAAGTTTCTCATCTTGAGGATCAGAAAGCTTTCTCTGAATTTCTTTCATGTGTCGATCGGCATATGAGTTCAGAGCTTCCCTGAAAGCATCACCAAATTCGCCGCCGTTTGGATGCCCGATTAATCGAGGATCATCGCCGTTCGAGACAATTTTGAAAGCATCTATGGTCATTCGACGCTCAAGAATCAAATCTTGACGTGCCTTTTCTAAATCCTTTGAAATTGTCTCAATTGATTGTGACATTTACTCTTCCATTTCCACTTCCACAAAAGTTTTTGTTTTCTTCATAGTGATACTAAGAGAAAATTCACCATTCGGCCACCGCTCCGTATGAGCATCACAAATTGGAGGAAATTCAGGTGAAAATCTATCTTCTGGTATTGCACGAACGATCCCACATTCTGGACATACCCAAAGACGATGTTGCATTTAACCCAACGCCTTTTTGGAAATATGATGTTCAAAATCATCTAGCATCTTAGAGACGAGATCCGGAGAATGCCCACCCGTCTCGATTTCTATGACATCGCCAGCACTCTTTTTCAGACGATCGATAAAAATTTGATTCTTGGTTATATTAAACACACCTCTTCTGAAGTTGTTTATTTGATTATCAGTCAATTTCAGAAGGCGTTGTTTCAATGCGGACCACTCATCGTTTACTACTTGGGGTGCTTGATCGGCGAGAATTCTTTCATCGATAGCATGATTGAATTCAATTTCAAATGTCTGATCAACGGAAATATCAGCATATTTGTACTTGACTTCACGGATTTTGGAATTCAACACTTCTAGGCTTTTGGGCCATTGAATCATATTATCGGAATCGCTGTAGGAATTCGCTATGATCCAATTATATCTCTTCTCGATTTCCCTCAGTCTTGCGATTTCTTCTTCTGAATTCATTTAGTCATCTCCAAAATTCATCATGGACAAAATTCTTTCTTGTTTCTTATTCCGAATTTCTGTCAGCATGTTGCCCAAGACATTTTGGCCCACCCATTGTTGTTTATTCTCATTCCAGCAAGCACCCCAAAAATCGTCGCCATGATTATTCTTTTCGATTAGTGGGTGTGTGCCAGTCAGAATCAACTTCATAACCATTTCATCATCAGCAAATTTGGCTTCCAGCACCTCTTTCATTATGAGAAGTTTCTTTTCATCCCAATCCGACACAACTTCAATAGAATTACCCATTCTTTTTGCTTGGCCGGGAGTGGCTGTATTCGCAATTCTTTCGAAATCTACTCTTTTGACAGCCTTGTGAGCTTGATACGCATGTTCTGATGATTTGAATGGATATGTACGGAAACGAAGATTTCTCTCATAGAAATTCGAACAGAAACTCAAAGGACCTCGAAAGCCATTCTCATATTCGAAAGGTGGTTTCTTTAGAACAATGTCTCCGTTTCTAAATTCAACAATACTCCTCTCGGGGATGACATCGTCACCAATCGGATGATGATAAAAACGATTCTCATCACGAATCAAATAAAATTTCCCTCTCGGGTTCTCGAAATGCAAAACAATTTTCATTAAAATATCCAAGCCTCAGGTTCTACTTTCAAAATATCACATTTATTCCAATCCATGGGGAGGACTCTAACATACATCGTTCGATCAAGCTGTTTTATGAAGAAGACTGTTCTGCATGGTACGGTATGCCATAAATTTTCATCTACCGATGAATGAGGCACCAAAGCAATTTGCTTAGCTATACCCCTCTCATAAGCACAAAGAGAAAGATGATGAGGGTTGTTTTCCGCTTTAAGCATCTTGTTGGGTGTCGTGATATTCATACCAATTCGTGCTCCATTTTCAGTGAGGAAATCTACTTGATCTTTAGTAAGATTATCACCCGCCAAAAGAAAAGAAGATCCTAGATTTTTAGACAGCCAATTCACGAGAGAATCTGGTGTCTCATTGGTCATTTTTCCTTGAAAACCGTAAACTAACATTATATTCCCCTATTAAGCTACCTTGACGATACCACTATTTGTGTTTGTATTCCGCGAAGCAACATTTGTCACCCTACGGAAAGAGAAATTGTGTTCATCGATACGACTGAAGTGGAAGATACCATCAGTCGTATGATAAAGATTCGGTGGTATGATATCAAATCTGGTGCTATAAGAGATCAGGACGAAAGTTGGCATGTTCAAAGCAATAACACCTCGGAATTTGCCCTCTTCCGAGAAGAATATTATCTTATATCTGTCACTCTCACCCATTGTCCTCGTGATATAATCAGAGAAGACGTCTCTGGTTGATTGTGGTATCAGAAAGACATATAAGTTCTTCTTTTGATCAATGATGATGTTTAAGTCGGGGAAATGTGGTTTCTTTTTAAACCACATTTTGTTTTTAAACCACCCCAAAAACTTCTCTAGCAGTCTCATATCACCTCCATTATAACACCAAATTTTATATCTCCACCATATTCAAATGACCGTGTTAATTAGACACGAGAAAAGGATATTGATAGACCTGTGATAGGACTATAAATCCGTATTGGTTGACAAGTCTTATCCTCATATATTTTAATTCCATCTAGGAAAATGGCATATGCAACAACGGTATGTTCTTTTTCCAGTCCAGAACAATCAAAATAAATCGGACTACCAAATGTTGGCTCTAATAGCATTTTCTTCTTCAAACATGGTATCTCCACCCCATTTTCGTCATAAAGGACGATTTCATATCTCGGTGCTAAATGGGATATGTCGATCATCTTGGGTTTTTTCACTTTCTTGGCCATCAAAGGCAATCGGACGAAGGGTAGGCCAATCAGAGACAGAACACCAACAAAAAGTGATCGTCTGTTAATCATCCCACACCCCGCTATTCTCTCTCAATTCAGCAAGAGTGATCTTGCTGTTGATCGTTCCCTCGAAGTAAATATTCGACATTTCACCCCATTTAATGGAAGTATCTGTCCGTGAGGCTTCGATATATTCATTCCACAGGTGAGATGGTTGACGATCCTTGGCTACCAGAACCCCATCCACATTAATGACTTTGATCAAACCTTTTTTCGACCGTTTTGTGCCGTCATCGGTGATTGGGTCCTTGAAAATCTCTCTCGGAGTGCCATCGACTTCACCATAGGTACTCTTGATAGCACCACCAAAAGTATCTCTGGTCTGCATTTGATATGTGTAGCTACCGATACCGAGAACTACGCAGTCAGTTGCAAAACCCATCTTTTCCAGTCCAAACAAAATTTGCTGCTGTCTTTCCAGAGTAATGGAATCACCATAGATAGCACCGACCTTTGGATTGAGGACTTTGTAACCCTTCTCGTTGACGGTACCACCAAAGACATTCCAGAGGCATTGAATGAGACCCAATCGCGGAGCTTCTTCTGAAGCACCGGGGTCACCAATAATAATCTTAACTGGATCACCAGAATCCGGACGCAGCACCAATTTACCCTTACGAGCATTGATGATGTCCTTCAACTTTGGCATATATTCAGTCACCACACGCCAGAAATCCCAAGTATCTGAGACGATCGATACGATTCCTTTGGGGTATACCTCTGTCAACAGACGTCGATATGTTTCGAGTTCCGATTCTTTCATACCCATGCACATGACAGAATGTTCCGTGGCCGGAACTGACCCACCAACGAAGGTCTCCAAGCCATCATAGTATTCTTCAAGTAATGCGATAGCCACGACACTATCAGTACCATGGAAAAATAACGAGTGACCAGCACCAGTCAAAGCACCATCGTTGATACCACTCAGGCCACGCATCGAAAAATCATGCCCCTGCCAGCGGCAAAAGTCCAGACTTGCACCAGTCTTGACAGCATATTCATTGAATGTGACACGATACTTCTTAGCTAAAGTAGCCGATGTACACGGTTTCCAAATCATGGTTGAAAGGTAGGTTTCCAGATAGTTGGTCAACCAAAAGAATTCTGGTTTGGTATTTTCGATCAAAAACATCGGTACACCAATAGGAACATCGGTACCTTCTGGAAGAGCATCAATTCTGATCGGCAACTTGCCGTAATCATGAAGTTTGGAGATATGATCCAAAGGAATGACACCCGGACCAAGAATAGCATCAGTCATGCGGCGATATTCTGATAAAACCGCCGTCTTAGGGCGTGAGAAAAAGCCTTCACTCCACATCTCATTCATATGTGTCAGAATGTATCGCATTCCAAAGAAGACTACTCCCTCGATTCCGGAAATACGACTCTTTCTAGCCGTAAAATTCGAGTGAACCTTAGTAGTACCTTTCGGATATTGGCGTCTATGGTCCAGTTTGTAACAATCTGTGGCGAATAATGGGTTAATTTTCATTAGTAGATATCCTTTAATTTATGAATGATCAATTCTGGTGTTGCTGATGGACGTTGCGAACACAACGAGAGTCGGAGATTATCAGGGATGATAAATGAGTCGGTGATATGAACACGAGAGAAATTGCTCAAAGCGTCAACAGTCCTGCTCATGATACCATGGCTGACTGCCAGAACTAATTCTGTAGCTCCATTTTCAATAAGCACTTGACCAAGCCCCACGAAAGTTCCACCACCATCACAGATATCATCCAAAATGATGCATGTTTTACCCTTCACATCACCGAAAACTTTAAATCCTGTTAATTTGTTAGTTTTCGTATCTCTGGTCTTTTCACCCTGAACTACAGGGAAAAATCGACCATCATTTTGTAAAGAGGATGAATGAAGGTGAATCTTTTTGGTGCATCCTGAATCTGGTATCACGATGACTGATGTTGCTGGATCATATTGCCTGAGAACATCACTCCAGTAATAATCAGGGTGGATAGAAGAAGATTCCGCTATTCGATTCCCGAAATTTCCAGAAAGTGATCTAGTCAATCAGTCATTATTGGCTGATTTAAAGGCATTAATTTATGGCACCAGAGAGTATTGTTTTAAATCTGGTTTCGACAAACTAATTGTTGGCCTCAGTGGTGGTGCTGATTCCAGCCTTGTGGCGTGGATAGCTGCAAAAGCAATTGGTGGTGAGAATGTTATTGGTGTGTCGATGAACAGTGATTACAATTCAAAGCAGACTGTTATTGACTTATCAGAATTGCTGGATAGTTTTAGACGCTCTGATAATGAAATAAGATTCCAGTCGTTATCGATAACCGATACCATCTACAATATTAAGATGAATTTCATGAACATTGTCCCAGATCGAGATATTCTCAAAATCACGGAAGAGAATTTCCAAGCTAGACTACGAGGATTGCACCTGATGGGCCTATCCAATAATATCAGTCGATCTATGGTAGCAGGAACTGGCAACAAATCAGAACTAGCTGTGGGGAATTGCACTTTGTATGGTGATATGAACTGTGGATTAGCCATTATATCGGACGTTTACAAGACAGATGCATTCAAATTTTTGAAAATGATCAACATCATTGAAGGCTTTGAGTTCATTCCAAATTCTATCATCGAAAAAGCTCCAAGTGCCGAATTATGGCCTAACCAATTAGATACAGACGATTTACCAGAATACGATGTTCTTGATCCGATTATCCAGAAGGTATTGAGTCATGAAAAATTGGAACATAATGCAATGAATGAGAAGATCTTCAATAAAATCAGAAGGAATGAATTCAAACGCAAACAGGCAGCACCGGGCTTGAAAATTAGTCGTCAAGCGTTTGGAGGTGGTCGTAGATACCCCATTTTGTCATCTTGGTCACCGTTTGAACACGACCAAAAGTGATGATATCGGTAAGTCTAACGACTTGCTCTTCTTCCCCATTTGAGCAACCAAGGGTCCAATGGATCATTTCATGAACGACAGTATCGTGTTGATCTTTTAAAATAGAAGCAGAAGAGGGATTGATCTGGAGCCAGTGATATCCCTCTTCTGGCATGATGATAATCATACCCTTTTTGGTGTCGCAGTCGTATTTGCTGTAACCATAAATTTGGTGGTTAAACAATTCAATTGGGTCACCGTAACCCACCGCAACTTCCCAACCATCCAGCCCAAATCGTTGACCCCAAGTCTCAGTCCATTTCGCTAATCTGGAAGTTTTGGTTTCTGTATTAAGATAATTGAATTGGGCTGATAAAATGACCACCAAGATGAATGAAGAGAGCAATTTCATCAAGGTACTTATGTCGAGTCTTTACGATCACCAAGTTATTGTACCTTCTTGTCGCAAGATCTCGACACACTCTAGGATATCCTTTATCATCATGTCAACCGATTTTTGCTCCTCAAGCCAAATCGAAATACTAGGATGGATATCTTCCCACAGGATTGGCCATCTTTCCTCACAACCCCAAATTTTTATGAGTCCTCGACGGACAGATATCCGAGTTACAAGCAATTGTGTGGGGATGTTGTTTGATTTCATGTATAAATTGTACCATATTTGGGTTATCGATCACAAGTATGTCCCAGAATTACTTACAAACAAACCATGAATGATGTTATAATGGATTATGGCAAAACCGAGAAGTAAGTCGAAACCTCTGATTGTATTCATTAACGATCCAATGGGATGTATGGATAAGACTGCTGAAGAGGAATATGATGAATTCGCGAGTCATATTCTTGAGATGTTAGACAATAAAGTTACTGTACAGCACTCGCTCAATCTCACACGAGATAGCGAACATGGGATACCTCTACGGGCATCTGTGGTTGTTTACGATTATGGTGGTATGCTGTTTGGTTGTGAGGATCTCTTAACTTCCAATGCACGTGAAATTATCAAATTAGCACAAGAGAACCCCAGTTTATTGTTCATCATTTACAGTTCCATTAGTTGGGTCCAGCAAATCACGTACGAGATGAGAGAGATGAATTTGAGTCAAGACGATCTACCAAACGTTATTCAAGGGAGATTTGTCAGCGACCAGATCGCAGAATGGTTACAGATATCTCCAGCAGAAGCTAATAGAAAGAAATTGGATATGCCAACTGCCACATATTTTAGGTTTCAACGATGATGCTTTCACTTTTACCAGATCTGATCTTTTACGATCCAACACCCAAACAATTCAAAAAGCTGATGGAGATATTGGATCAGCACATTAACCCATCTAAGTTAATTTACGATGTGGGATGTGGATGTGGTCGTTTGACTCAACTCCTATTGAAAAATCACTATGCGGCCATCGGCATAGATAGAATACCAAGAGAGAATCCTTTAATCAAAAGAATAACCTATGCCGATGCTATAGGATTTGATTACCAAAAAGGCAGTTCCATAATCTTCGCAAGGCCATGCCACAATAATTGGGTGCAAGAGGTGATTTATAAATCACCCCACTCATGTGAAATATTCTACATTTCTAAAGAAGAAAACATGGAAATGGATCTTGGAGAATATTCAACAGCAGCAGTAAAATTGGCTGACAATATTGGTAAACAAAAAGAATGCTTGTGGATGTTAGTATGAAAATTTTGGTAAAACAACATAGACCATACAACAGAGGTATGCATTGTATCGTATTGCGCGAGGATTGCATGATACAAGGCGTCAAAAGAAAATCTTTGCTTCGAATATTGGCTAATCTAGCAAATGCCGTCCGAGAAGGCAAATTACACAAGGATTTGGATTTAGTCGATCTCAAGAAAATAGCTTACAGATGTAGGCGTGCTAATGAACAAGAACTGATCAAAGGATTTTAACATGAAAAATGAATATTCAGCAATTATTCGCAACCCATCATCTGACATGGCACATATTTTGTATACTGGGGATTCAGAACATCAGGCATATAAGGTCGCTATGTCACAAATCCCAGTTATTGGCTTATTCCGTCTGACCACAATTTTGACCGTAACCCAAACCCAACCCATTCAGCAAACTTCGAGGAGATGGGATTTCGTTAATGGCCTTTTAAGCAAGAACAACATTCCAGAGGGATCTGAAAATGACTCAATACGTCGCATGGCTCTACAATCCTGATAGGAAACAAAGGACATCAATTTACGAGGGCAAGTCAGAGGCAAAGGCTTACAATTTAACTGAATGGTTTGGTGCCATCAATCTCTTCCATTTGACCGCTTGTATTTGTATAGTCGAAATGAATGGAATGATCGAGAGAAAGTTAATTAAGAGATGGGATTTCCGTGACGGATGCTTGCTTGATAGTACCGAGAAGCTTGATATTACATTAGCTTTGGATATTACTTGAACTGAACGGTCAGGGAACCAGCTAAGAAGACGATTCGTTCACCAGCACCAATTGCTCTTGAGACATCAAGTGGTCCTATCATCAGCAAATTGCCACTAGTAAGAGCATCTCTTAGTCCGACATGAGTAATGGTACCCCAAGACCCGGTAGCACGAGGGAACAAAATATCAACGGTATTACCGGATGGGGCATTGGCTACTGGAGCAGCAAAAGTTATAGCCTGTCGAGCATATGGAGAGACTGATACCTCAACACCACCAGTGCCATCTTCTGCAGGTGCGGTAGTATAAAGAGCTACATAAATGGTGGTCGGTGGGGTAAACGTGGTACCACGCAGTAAAGCATTGAAAAGAAGTGCTTCAGAATAATCCGTTAGGTTATTTGGCATCTGGTATTATTTATTTCTCATTCTCTAAAGCTTTTAGAAATGCTTCATATTCTAACTGCATAGGAGGTTTTGATGATATAGCTTTTTCACCTTCAGGAAAACGGCCATTCATAATATATCGAGCATATGCAAGAGCATATTTGGGATCTTTAGCTATCACTTTTTCACCTTCAGGAAAACGTCCATTCATGATATATCGAGCATAAATATAAGCAGCTTGAATATCTTTAGCTATCACTTTTTCACCTTCAAGGAAACGACCCTTTATAATATTTCTGGCATATGACAGAGCTTTCAAAGGTGTCATAGAGTTCTTCTCTATTCTTGATTTTCCAGCCTTTTCGAAATAGAGAGTCTTATCAAATAATGATTCCCAATCCAAGGTTTTAAATCTTTTCTCAAATAATGATTTAGGAACTTCTTTATCTTTTTCATTCATTATTATAAAGGGATTGTTGTGAATTTGATATTTTTCACCCTTATATCCGGGTTTTTTGGGGATCAAAATTATCAAATCACCCATATCATCATAGTGGCTAAACATGTTATCGTTTTTAGCAGCAGTACACCAACGAGTTCCTTGGCCATAATAACAAGCTGACTTCTCGTCAAACGGAATTATAGCCTTGAATTCTTCATTGTCTTCAATGACTTCTGATTGACCTTTATCAGTGAATTCTTCTTCTGGAATTTCATATTGCTCCACAGCATCTTCGAAATCAGACAGATTTTTCAATTTCCCAATATCTGCGTGCTCTGATTTAATTAATCTCTTCTTTTTAAGAAGTTCAAATTTAATGAGATTATCTTTACCACGACTATAAAGATCTTCTAATTCAGAACCATTGATATAAGCTTTAACCAACCATTGGACATATTGCTTATTCGGAGTAGGATCTGCATTCTCCAGTTCCAAGGACACTATCTAATATAACATTTAGATTGTCCTTTTCTCTATATCTACTATCTTCTTTGAATCTTTTTTCGAGTTTCGTTCTCCAAGTCTCAAGAGTCTTTGCTCGATTGTATTCAAGCAAGAAGACGGAAAAAGACTCGGTGATGAACTCTCGAAATAGCATTAGCTTATTCTAACCATTAGGCTACCACGGAGACTTTGACCATTACCAAACCCACCATCGTTGGAACTGGTCAAGCAATACCAAGTATAACCATCATAAGTAGTGGTCTGATCCATCGGAACAGAATCAGTGGATAGGAAGGCATCGTATTGAATACCCTTGATTTTAGGTTCATCAGTCCTAGCAGTCAATCCCCATGCCATTTCTGGTGTGATAACTGATGAAGCATCATCATGATACCGATATCCTGTTGGAATTCCGGAACCAGATGCTGTATGTGCAAATGTCTTTTGGATCAGGCCGACACCACCAGTATTACCAGCAGTATTATCAACTAGGTTATCATTTTCCCAAGCCGTTGAATTCGAAATGAAATAACCCTGTGCTGTGTTGCCAGTCCCACCACCTCTACCACAAAGATGAGTTCTAAAAGATGGTGCGATTGATGTCGAAGCATCAGCCATACCAGAACCTTGAATGTAAACAGCCGTGGTCAGGGGAGACCCACCAGTGTTCAAGAAGCTAGGTATGAAAAGAGCGCCACCCATGACGAAATCTCTAGCTGCAACAGAACCCGGTACGAGAATTACAAACCAATAACGGGAAGCGATAATACGGAATGTTTTTGCACCAGCAGGTAACAAATAGCAACCGACTGGTTGGGTCAGGGTCTCAGAAACGTTGGAGATTCTCAAACGGACACATGTGCCACCAGCATTATAAACTCGGAGACGATATCGATTACCTTCGGCTGTCAAAGCAGACTGGAATTTAACATCAGTCGAGCCTGATCCACTAACAACTGTATGACCAGCACTCACCAAATGAGTTTCCAAAGCAGTGATTATGTTAGCGATGCTATCACCAGTGAAGGTAGCATTGACGATCGAAGATCCGTTATATTGAATTGCCATTTTGTATTATTTATTCCTTTTCAGATCATCCAAAAAATCATGATAAATTTGTGAAGTATGCTCGCTTCTGTTTATAAATGCCTCAGCCTCAGGCCAAGGTCCTTTAATAATATCCCTAGCATAAAGAAATGTGTGTTTTAGATTGGTCATTATCGTTTTTTCACCTTCAGGAAAACGACCTCCGATGACATCCCTAGCATAAAGATAAGCATATTCATAACTTTTTGCTATCGCAGCTTCACCTTCAGGAAAACGACCCTTGAGTTTTAATGCAGCGTATGTATAAGCAAAATATGGATCTTTAGCTAATTCTCCTTCTATTTCCTTCGGAGCTTCACCTTTATAGGAGTCGGCATACTTCCAAGCCTTTTCAACAGGCATCAAATCTTTTTCTATTCGCGCTTTTATAGTCTTTTTATTATAAAACAAATCGTCCGGGGAATTTAAAGACGAAAATCGGCCAGCTAATCTGCTCCAAACCATTTCTTTATCTTTTTCATCCATAATCACGAATGGTTTATGATGAACTTGGTATTTTTCGCCTTTATAATTTGGTTTCTTAGGAATTATAATAACCAAATCACCTTTTCTGTCATACTCAAAAAACATGTTGTGATTTTTGGCCGCTGTACACCAGCGAGTTCCTTGGCCGTAATAACAAGCAGCTTTTTTATCAAATGGAACTAAAGCTCTAAATTGATCGTTGTCGATGATGACTTCGTATTGACCTTTATCAACGTTCTCTTCTTCGGGGATTTCATAATCCTCCATTGCCTCTTCCAAATCAGCCAATAACTTGAATTTACCAATATCAGCGTGTTCTGGTTTAATTAGTCTCTTTTTCTTCAAAATCTCGAATTTCTCTAGATTATCTCCACCACGACTGATCAAATCTTCTAGAAGAGCACCATTAACGAACATTTTAATTAACCATTGAACATATTGTTTATTGGTAGTAGGATCTGCATCCTCCAATTCACCAATAACTCCATTCAATGTAATATCCATATCATTTTCATCTTGGATGTAGAGGCTTTCCTCTGCCCTTTTTTCGAGTTTCGCCCTCCAATTTTTCAAAGTCTTTTCTCGGTTATATTCAAGCAAGAAGACAGAAAAAGACTCGGTGATAAACTCTCGAAATAACATGACTAACTTTGAACCTTAACGCCGAATTCAGAATTGTTTAAATCCGTAAGAATCCAAAGAGCATTAGTCGCAGGATCTTTCTCCCACAAGTGAGTTGATATGGTATAATCAGCCGATGCATCAGCTATCGTCGAGGATGTGTAGTTGGAACCTGCGACACGCGACATATGAGCCATGGATCGGTTGCCAACATCATCTTTCCGGAAAATAATATTGGATTGGACTCCGAATATAGTACCCGCAACAGTGTAATTTCCAATACTATACAGGTCAATATTGCCGACAGTACCAGCGAAATTATAAAGACCAATTTCATTGAAATTTGCGATTGGTCCATTGACTTGTGCTACAACGTTCGAACTGGTATTCGAACCCGATGCTGGCAAAAAGTCATGCACAAATCCTGTGGCATCCGGATAACGAGTCTGTACACGTACGTCACCCAAAAAGTTATTATTGTCTGCTCCAGAGCCATTCAGAATATAGAGGTCATCGATATTCCAAGTATTGTTATTGAAGCCTTCTCTAGCCCTGAACTTTAATCGATTAACATTTGATGCTAATACGCCAGATACACTCAAAATCACAGATTCATCAGCTTTTATTACTACATCACCGCCATTTTCAAATTTTACTTCGATATAGGTCCAAAGACCGATTGGTAAAGCAAATGATGATTCTCCATGTAAAGGAGTATTGGATGGGCCAGTTAATTGGATAACACCTGTCGAGGTATTGAGGCGTAATTCTAACAGAGGAGTAACTCCGTTATAAGCAATCATGAAAGCTTCGGGACCACCGTAGCCGAAAACCTTCTTAGCGAATCCAGTTACCACCACAGGAGAGCTTGTGAAAGTCTTTGACATTCCAACAGTATTAGCAACCGTACATTGACCTTCAAATCTACCAACGGGTACTGAAGGACCAGCAGAACTGCCCGTATCCCATTTTCTACCTGAATATCCATCCCACCCGGCATGGTGGTCAAATCCGTCTATGAATAGTAATGACACAAATGTATTTAGCGGGTTTAAGTGGCTACTTTTAATCCAAATTCGCAATTCAAAAGATCAGCCCATTCCAAGGAACCACCAGCAGGATCAGTCGTAATCACCTTTGATGCATGACTCCAAACGGTGTTGAGATTAAAGTTAGGACCCTCGTAGTCAGTACCATTAAAACGGATTACATGAGCACCAGTCCTAAGATCCAAGGAATCTTTTCTTACTATAAGATTATTTTGAATAGCCAACAAAGTACCTTGTGGAGTATATGAGGTGACGTATAGATCCCTGTCATCCACGTTATCCGGACCACTGATATTATATTCTGATACGTTGATGAAATCAGTAATTGGTCGATTCACCATATTCGCTCTATTAGTGGGCGTGGAAGCCCCTATAGAGGGTGCGAAGTCATTTTCTGAACCAGCTATATTTGGGTACGCTGTTCTAATAGAGACATCACCCAAAAAATCATTAAAAGTAGCACCTTCAGTGTCACAGAAATAGAAATCATCCATCAACCAATTGTTGATATTGGCATCACTCATACTTCTAATCCTAAAAGAAGTGACGGTATCTGTTAAGTTAGCCACCCCTATGGTAGTACCATTGTTTATTTTAACACCACTAGCTGTGTCGGCTAGTTTTATTTGTAAATGCCACCACCCACCTCTTGGTATCTCATAATTAATCGTCGTGCCATTTACCGTGAATGATGTGCCACTGGGATCTACGACCACCGAAGCTATTATGGTAACATCATTATACAAGTCCAAAATAGTTCGATCTGAACTGAATCCACCTCTAAAGAATTGCCCGTCAGCCATTTTGACAGCAAAACCCAAGACTATACCATCGACTGGAACACCCGTTATTTCGTGTGTCAAACCACCAGTTCCGACAATGATATATCTTCCTCTATCATATCTTCCCGGAGTCCCAGTTATAGAATGGACGCCTTGCCACTTACCCACATTGGAACTATAAGGAGTCGAATAATGATCAAACCCATCCACGAATCTCAGCATTATGATATAATCTTCAACCCGAATTCAGAAGCATTGATTTGACCCAAAGTCCATGCAGCACTGGTATTGGGATTAAGAGGGAAAACGGCTTGTGCTATTTTGTAATCACTCAAGGCAGCTGTTTCTGGACCTTCGTACACAGTTCCAGAAGTTCTCACCACTGAGGCGACAGTCCGACTACCAACATCGTCTTTTCTCATTGTCGAATTTACTGCTACAGCAAAAATACTACCAGTAAAAGAGAAATCGGTTACATCGAATAAATCTACTTCTGTCGGAGAAGAACCCACTGTGTATGTGGAATCATCATCAGCTGGATTTTCATTCACTTGATTGTAATTGATGATACCAGTCTTTGGAGTAAAATCAGTAGTAGATCCATCGGCATTAGGATAATTAGTTTGGATTCTGCATTCACCCAAGAAATCATTGTTAAATGATCCTGATGCATCAAGGAAGTAAATATCGTCAAATTTGACGTTATAATTGCCAGTTGGTGCGAAAGTGAATGGTTGGAGTCTTAACTTTTTGACTAAGGTACCGGGTTGTGCTCTGGTGTCTATACCAGTCGAGTTTAATACCACCAACCCGTTCAATTTGATATTAAATGAACCGATAGTATCGTTGATCACCACTTTGAATTCTAAGTAATTCCAAAATCCGAAGACAAACAAAGCTGATGCGGAAGCACCTATGACTGTACCATTTCTAGTAATTTGTATAGCTCCACCGGATGTTATTCTGATGTCGATCTGAGTAGCCCCAGTTTCATCCTGCAAGACTATAACAGGATTAGTAGCATCACCATAATCTGCACTAATAGCCCCACCAAAAATAAAGGTGTCACTAGTAGTAACTAAGTCTTGAGAAAGATATGCAGAAGACGATGGGACATTATTAAACAACCAACCGTTACCAGAGAATCTGCCAGTGGTCGTAACACCACCACCTGCATAGGTCCATTTCCTAGCCAACTGACTTGTGCTGCCAACATGATCGAAACCTTCGAGCTTTAATAATGCCATTTGCTAATATTTATGGCAGAACAATTCCACGACCAGCGACGTATGATTTAATTAGATTCTTCAATCCAGTTCTTTCGTAATTAGCGAGAACTCGATCATACAAAGTAAAATACGCCAATTCGCCTTTGAACGAAGAGGGTATGACACCCGCATAACTTAGATCATCTTGATCGAAGGCATCAACACCAAAATTGAAAGTGCCAAAACTATCACTAACGTCTATGGTAGTAGGATATTGATGAGAGGCACTACCATAAGTTATATTGGTCGTACCAACAGGGTCAAACCACGATCCGATCGAATCCGAGACTTCGATTTGGTTATCCACCTTCAGTTTCATTAAACCAGAATCGAATATCACACTAATCATGGACCATACATTGACATTCACTGGGTCAAGCGATATGATTCTCTTTATAGCTGAATTGGCAATCGTTCGAAATGCTATTTTACCACCACTTAATACTTCAAGGCTGAATCCGTCATCCGAATTACCAGTCGTCGTTTTAAAGATGGTCATCGCAGCATCGCTCAAGTTGGTGGACTTGTACACCAGTACCATTTCGAAAGTGTCCGTTGGTATTGGTATAGCAGATGTGCCTATGGCATTATTGAAACCAATCCCTTTAGCCGTCCAAATAGGTGTTGGGGAACCGAAAATCAAATTATTGGTGTTGTAATAATCGAGACTCTTGTTGATTTCCTGATCATTTAGTTCATCTTTAATGAAATCGTATCGGAGCAAGTTACCAGCAGTCGGTTCTAGCTCGTTACCCAATTGCTCGATATCAACTTCAGGCACATAAGAGGTGGATTCAAAATTCTCAAGACTTAATAATGAGATATTCAGATCATCTAAACTGTCCACATCAAGCAGAGTCTCACCAAGAATTCCAGTAGAGGGTCCCATGAATCCACCAGAGAATTCCAGACTTGAAATGTCAGTAGATACTTGGACCTCAAAAATGAATGGTGGGGGAGTATTCGGATAATCAATAAAATCAGTCAACAAGAGATCATAAATGGAAGCTAAGGGTGTATTCGTAGAATTATTCAATGATTCATTTGGATAATCATAAGGACCTTCTTGATAGAAAGCGAGGAATTTATAATCATCGATAGTCTGATAAGAGAATCCCGATAATTGTGCCGCTTGTACTAATTCCAAAAAGAAACTAGTCGAGAATTCCAGTATGTTATCGAAATAACTATCACCCATATCGACGGTAAATTCACTGGAACTACCGATCGATCCATCTAATTTCAAATCCACAACGGTCTTACCAAAAAGTTTTGTACCAGCGGGATGCAATAATTTTAAGACGTATTCTTTATAATTATCAAAAGTCAAAGAAGATTGAATTTCATAGCTAAGATTCTGCCAATAATCACTGTCCTGAAGAACTTGACCGGACGACAGAAAGCCTTTGCTATCTAACCATTGGCCGGGAGTCGTAGCAACTGCACCCAAAATAGCGATGGCAGTACCCAAAGATCCCGTAGGAGAATTAATCACAACTGAAGGTTGGCTAGTAAAACCAACTCCCGGATCTATCAATTGTATCTTCTTCATACCACCTTTAGATCTGGTGATTCTATAAAAAGTAGTCGAATTGGGCGATGTTACCCATGGAATATCTACAGTGGCAATTTTGGTGAAACCATTATAAGAAACAATAGTGCGGAGTTGACCAGCACCTGCACCCGTTATAAGTTCTATAATATCACCAATAAAGAAATCATCAGTGGCCACTTCAGTAGCCTTCAGAATAATTTGAGAAGAAGTTACGGAGTATTGAGAACCAAGATTTAGTATGACATCCGAGAATGCGAATTCACCAAAATAAGTGCCGGGAAAGAATGGCACTGGTTCTGATGGAAAATACTCATTAATCGGATTAGCACCAAAATAAGGATCTAGGATAGCAGTGGTGGGTGGATTTTGGGCTTTCCCTTCATAAACCTCAGTTATAATTGCTGAAACTACACCTGTGGCGGGATATCCTCCACCACCAATCACCTGTACTGGATCTCCGATTTTATAGTTGGAACCGGGGAGAACTACTTGTATTTCGGTGACAATCCTCAGGAGCCTATCGACCAGAAATTCTTTGTCCGCGTCCTTAAATTCTGTTGCCTCTATAGGTTTCGTAGCAAAGACTTCTTCAGGTAATTCAACGAAACCATCAGGAAAACGGAAATCGCCTTTGATGTTGGATAATTCAATTTCCGATACGGTCAACAAACCAAATTGCACTTTCCTGACATCTTCAACATAGGCAGATGTGCCACTAACAGCACCTTCAATTCTACGGTGAAGCATATCAAAAGTATCAGAGGTGGATGTTATTCTGATGATTTTACGAACAGACCATCTAGAAGCAGATGTCCGGAACAATTTGGTGCGTGGGTAAAATATCTCGATTTCTTCATTATAAAGAATACGGAACAACAATCTGAAGCTATTTTCTGTTCCTCTGCCTCTGTAGAAATCTCTGATGTGGTAAACTAACTTACGAGGATCAGCTAGAATTTCTTTAGGTATATTGACAAGATATTGTTTTCTGAAATGATCAACAAATCGATGCAATGTGGACTGTACATCAGCGTATTCTCTGATTGCACCCGGATTAAATTTCTCGAAGATGGTGATTTTCGAACCATCAATAGGATGAACTTCAAAGACTTCTTCTAGAGTGGTGATGTTGTCTTTGTGGGAGCTTATTCTTCGGATTTGACCAGCTGCAGGTCCGTTTTCCACCCTAGCGAATACTTTGTCGCTCTTTTTAATTTGAAATGACTCTTTCCAAATTATCTCGTTGTTCGTAACTCTTACTATTTTGTCCGAGTATTCTACAGCACCGAAATATTCCAACCATTCATAGAAAGCCTTTAAGAAACTTTCGAATACAGGATAGTTCTCCCTTATGAATTCGGGTAATACTTGGTCAGTCCGATATGAGAGATCAATATCTTGTACACGCATCTATTTAATATCTATAACGTCGATTGGAAAGCTTGAATGTTAATATCAGCATTTTCCAAAAGTAAAATAGTATTCCTTTTCGGGAAAATATCAAGCGTATTGGAAGTAGCAGTCAGGATCAATAGATTACCAACGAGGCTGAAAGGTCTGAACCCTTCTAATTTGATTTTTCCGGTGATATAATTGACAGTACCTGCATCTTTGACATCAACAAAGAAATCAGTGTTTGCGGCTTTCTTTTGGATTTTGATGACTCCAGAAGAATCCACCAATCTGAAAATATCACCATCAGAATATCGGATAACTGGGTCCTGTGAAATTACAAAGTTATTTGATATCAGGGAACCCGCTTTAATCGAATTAGAGAAATCAATATCAATCGACTGGAAAATGTTCAAAACCACTTCCAACCTCTTCTGCATCCTCAAGAAAGTGCTATTATTTGTGATTGAAGGGTCAGCTTCGTCTATACGATTAATCAGCCGCGAGTATTTGAGGATCTTTTCGAATTGCCCAATTTCATCATCGTTGTAAGTGTTTAGAGCCATTCTCACCAAATTTACTATGTCAGTAGAGGTCTTGGTAGTAGATTTGGCATCAAAGAATACTTCCGAATCCACCAGAATGAAGGTATATTCTGGATCAATAATGATAGGCTCAATGGCTACCATATTTTTGGTACGCAAGACATCACGAATGACTCTTTCCTTCATCGAAGCGGTCAGAACATAGCCATTCTTGGGTTTGATCGAAAGGAATACTTTGCCGAATCTAGGTGGATCAGCTTCCTCTCCACCCCAAACCGATATCGAATCCACAATCGGAAAATCCCTTGGAATCAAAGTTCGGAAATCTTCTTCCGTAACCATTCGGTTCTGTGATTCATACATTTTAGGAGCAGTGCGCCGAATAGACTCAATCGATTCACGTTCAACCCCACCGAAGGCCGAAGAAACGGTAGTAATCGTAATGTTCGATGGAGGAAAGGTGCCAATACGGTCGGTCAGAGTAAAAATGCTGGCATTATTGGCAGCAGGACCCGAACTTAACACGTATTCTATGTTGACAATGTTGCCAACCGACAGAGCTTTGCCCAATATACCATCACCGAATGTGATCTCATATTTTAACTGTTCATTTTCCTGTATGAAAAATACTGTAGACTCGGAATTGATGGTGGTGATATCAGTGTTGAGTTCGTATACAGTCTGGCTGAGATTGGAGGATGAATCAGTTACTACCACACTTAACGTGGATATATCGACATCAGCATTGGGGATCAGGAAAACCGGATTCTCTTCTGTGACCTGATATTGTACATAATAGACACGACCTTCTGTGACTTCAACATCCTTGAAAACATACCTATAGTTGCTATCTTTCCCTGAGATTCTTGGTTCAAGGGTGACAAATGATAAGGATGTGTCAACACTACTCTTAAAGGAAGTACCACGAGGGATTGTCAGGGTAGCCTCAGAGGAAATGGAACCTTGGACAGTAATATCAATCAACGCTTTGGCGGATTTTGTAGATCTTGGAGTATAATTCAAATGGCGTGCATTCGATACAACCGATGAGCGAAGTACACTTGTATCGAGAAATATCTCATTAGCTACCATATTGAAGTAAAATCCATTCAGGTAACCAGTGTATGCCAAACCATCAATCAGATGATTCAAACCGGAGCCTTCAAAGTCATAATCACTGAATTGCGGTTTGGCCTTCAGGAAATTGATGATCGAAGCTTTGACGGCATCGAAATCTAAATTATTAACTTCTAAGTTCACTATCTAACTCTCTCTAAAAACAGATTTAATTCTACTATTTGATTGGTACTGACTGCACTGAAAAATATTTTGACATCCACCCCATTTGCTTCTGGACGTCCAGTTATTGTAACCTTTTCCAATCTCACTCGTGATTCAAAATTGTTGATTACATCTTCTATTTGACGTTGTAACAATATCCCGGTGATTGGGGAGTAATTTTCGAATAACAAGGCACGAACACCGGAGCCAATCTCTGGGTGGAAAGGACGTTCATAGTGATTGGTCATCACAAGATGCAAGACTGATCTCTTCAAAGCTTCGATATCTACTAATTTGTTGATATCCTTTTTGATGGGATGTGGCAACAAAGACAGATTGAGATCAGTATATTTAGCCATAAAGATATTTAGAACTAAATATGAGAAATGTCTTATTTAAGAGCGAATGACGTTAGAAGAGTGGCGCAATTCGAAGCCAATAGGTTGGGATTGACGATAGAAGAATTAATTGAAGTCCAAAGATTCAAACAATCCTTGGATGAGGCAAGTCCAAAAGGCAAAGAGGCCGAAGAGTGGATTTCTTCGGCCAAGCCTAACTTTCAGAAGCAATATGGCAAGAATTGGGAAAAGGTGTTATACTCGACGGCTTGGAAAAAATTCGGTACCAGCAAGTAGCATAACAGCAGAATGAGAGAATGCCCAATACGATGCGTTAGATCCATATTCTGAACAAATATGGCGCAAGATGAATATTGCTATTAAATACAGACAAAACTTCACCAAATTATTCCAAATGAAAAAATGCTTAAGAAACTCCCTGATAAATCTTTTCATTAAAACTGCCTCTTGATAGCCGACCAAAGATGTCCAGACGTTTCTTTCAAATCATTGAGCAAACTATGGAATTTGTATTTTGATGGTATCCCTTGTGCATGTAATATAAATTCATCTGCTGATATAGTGGATGACTTAGTTATGTGTTTGCACTCTTCATTCAAATATTCAGTAGCACCTACCAAATCTTTCACCAGTTCTGGTAGTTTGGTAGTCAAGACAGTATCACTATACGAACCATCATCACATTTGAAAGCAGATTTACCAATAACATTGCCGATTTCTTTCAATAAATTATAATAGAATGTCTCATTCTCAGCATGTAATCGGGCTGTCTCATACCATGCAAGAGATGATTGGATCAATTCTGTTCTATTCAATTCCATCAAAACATTTTCATGTTCTGATGTATTAACATTTTTGACCAATGGTTTGGAATTATATTTCGAATATTCACTTACCAAGCTTGGTAATTTATCGAATAAAACAATATCATTAAATAAACCATCATCATTTGTAAATGCTGGTGTGCCAATTGCTTCACCAATTTCTCTCAATAAACCGAACCAATATTCTGCGTTATTATTGGTTGTCGTGATGACTTGGCGGTATTCAGACAACATACCAACCAATTCAGCCTTGGTTAATTTCATCAGAGAGTCTTCAGACACTAATTTGCCCGAAGGAGATGCCCATTGAATTGTAGTTTTGGTCGGAACTCTTTTTGGAGTCGTTTTCTTCGAAATTTTCGTTGATTTCATAATTACCTTCTATTGTCCATTAGCAAAAACGTTTGGAGAAGACACGTTAGCGAAGTCCCCACAAGAAACAGGATCACCCCTTCGGGCAATCTGTTTAGAATTTACAAAAACATTCCTTGATCCAGAAACCAAATTACCATCATGACAGGAAGGACCGCAACAATGAACAGCCCATCCATCACTTTGTCGATGTACTTTGATATTGTTAGCGAACACATTTGGAGAAGCCTGAATGTTTGGTCTGGGAGGCCAACAAGTATGCCCCAAAGAAAGATCCCCCAATCTTACTACTTTAGGCATTTAGAATTTCATCTCCACCATCGAGCATGTCAGCACTTTGTATCAGAGAAATAGCCATATTTTTGGCATCTTCCGAAGATAGAACAATCAATTTGTCTATCTCTTTAACCAGAATTCCGACATGATCGATAGAATCAATGTTTACGACGCCGATTGTTATTTTTTCCATAATTCACATGAATCCAAGAAACTCGTGGGATTGATTAGATCAGCCCTTCTTTGGTGTTTGTTGGCTGCACGTTGAGTGAGAGGCCCTGCCATATTCCCAGTATACAATTCCAGATGGACCATGGAAATCGATAAACCTGTCAATCTACCGACATACCCAAGCACTTCTCCTGCTCTGACTTTATCGCCGACCTTCCAATTTTTCGGAAGTCGCCGTTGAGTCTCACCATATCTAATAATCCCGCTAGGATGCTTTACTTCCAAAGCAAAAGTATCGAGATAAAAAGGATAAAGAGGGCGAATGATTTCACCATCTTCTACTGCAATAATCTCAGAACCCACAGGAGCATAAAGGTCACAGCCAGCATGGAGGCGTGCACCTTTGTCACGATTACAACCGAAAGCACGTGGACACTCTTTATAAGATTCCTTGGGTCTGAACAACAGGGGAAAGAATGGCATGCATGTATTTAGTCGACTGATAATGGTAGTTTCAAAGTACCCAATTTCCAACCTATGTTAGGACTGCCAACAGGTCTATAGGAAACCATCAAATACGTACCTTCAGAAGTTACCGAAATACACCAACCATGAAGATAATATGCTATGCCTATAATGGCATCCTGTGCCATCTTTTCTAAATTGTCAGTGGTGTATGACATTATCCCAAAGTTATATAAGTTGACATCACACCGAAAGGTACATTAGTAAGATCGCGATAGCGATAATACACAATTAGTTTAGCTTCTGCGGAAAGTACTTGAACTTCCCAAGAGAGCAGTACACAATCCACCTGTATGTCATCTACGGCCAACTGTGCCAAATCTTGAAGATCTTTACTTGAATATAACATCATTTCTCCTCTCTGTAGAATTTCCCTTCCTCGTTGCGTTTTATTCTACCCAACATAAAATCAAACGCAAATTTAGCGTATGGCTGCATGGCTTTCATGCATGTTTCGCATTTTTCTTCATCCACACAATCAAATTTGGTACCATCACTTTCCTCATTGATCGTGTTATCAGAATCTATCCGAATTCCACACAATGTTAAACCATAACACCAACGTAAATGTTGTGTTTTCTTATTTTCATTCGTCTTGGTATCATTTAAGATCTGCACAATATCTCCATATGGATGATTTCGTTATTCTCAGTTAGAACCAAATATCCAGAAGTCCCACTCAGATATCTAATATCATTGTATTGTACGATTTTATCTTTATCAGGATTATAATCTTCTATCCATGACATCATTTTCAATAGATCTCTTTTGGTAATTTTGCGGTCAAGGGCAATTTTGTCAATCAATGAAGAGAAATTCTCGACCAGAAGTCTACTGAGAGTTATCTCTCGATCGAAATTCACAGAATCTAAGGTTATTTTCTTCCCAGTATTCTTATATGTTAATTCAACTGACATTTACAAATACACCTTCACCTTCACTCAAGTATTTCTTATACAAATCACGGACGTCATTCCTGTTGAGGCCACCATTCTGACAGCCTATGTCGACCAATTTGGTTCTTCCTTTTAATTCGGACATCGAAATGATAATGTTCTCCACCCATTCCAATTTAGAAGGATTTCTCCAATGATTTTTTGTGGCAACAAATAGGAATTTATCGATTTCTGTTATCGAACCCGGTACTATTTTTAATTCATTAAATCGGCTAGCCAAAGAAGGGAACTTTTGACGGAAAGCTAAAGCTAATCCAGCACCCATAACACCGACACAATTAACAGTCACAACCCAACGATCAAAATCACCATAAAAATATTGATGTTGAAATTCTTTGGTCTCTAAATACATAAATGAAGAAACTGCTCCTGATATTCTTATTTTTATCAACCAGTCTCTCTCAAACTACCCCGTCGTATGAAAAATTGAGAAATAATCTACTGGAATTCGATACACATTATATCAAATTTATCTCTCTATATGCGGGATGTGGTGAATCACTCAACAAACCATGTAATCCAAACAAATCGATTATTGATTACAAATCTTTTCACTTGGCTAGAGAAGGTGCTAAAAAATTGTTTGATTTAAAAGATTGAGGAGGGGCTTTCACCCCTCCCGTTATCTGATTGAAAAGAATGGAATGAGTACTAAAGAAAGAGCTATTAGTAAGCAAACCAAATTATTACGATATCTTTCCATTATTGATTAAGCAATTTCTGGTAATAATCGTCTTGATCATCAGTGGGAATGTCACCAGTTTCAGCGTCATCCCAAGGGGTCTTGAAGGTTTCACTCGGTGGAGGTGCCTTCACTTCCCGAGAGGGTGGCGGTACCGAATTAGATCCGGCATCACCAGTAGAACGTGGTTTAGAGACCAATTCAGGTGGCTTGGAAGCATCAGGTACAATCTTTCTTGCCTTATTTAATCTCTGTTCCAGAGCTTCATAGGACTTATAATACTTCGGGTCCAAGAATTTACCAGAAAGAGGATAGAGATTGTTCAATACTTCCTGAATCTTAGTGTCATCACCACCACAAATCGGAGAAGATGTGGGAGTGAACATTGATTCGCTATATGTGGAGAACTTGTCCTTAATAAAAACCTTCAGATGGAAGTCACTACCAGTGAAAGGATTGAAAGGATTCAAGCGAGCTTCACCCTCGAACTTGGGATTTAATTTACCATCAATCTTTTCCCAAATCTGCTGACCATATTTGAAACGGAACACTTTGCCTTCATTATCCCTGTTTCGAGGATCACTGAGTACCAGAATGTTAGAAATACGACTTGCACGCGCTTTAGTCTTCTTAGCTAATTCTTTGTCATCAGGATCACCAGTAGCCCAGAGAGCCTTATTCCAATTCTGCATAGGATCAGCCAATCCAATAGTTCTCAGAGATCTTTCAATATACCAACCACCGGGACCTTCATAACCATGTTCAAAGATCTCCACCCAAGGCAAGTCTTCATCAGGAAGTTGGGGGAGGAATCGAATGATAGCTGATCCATTTCCAGCTTTATCCTTACCAACCTGCCAGAATGTGTCATCAAAAAAGTCATCTTTGAATCTATCAGATGATGCCTTAGAAGCTATCTTATCAAGTGATTCATTTTGTAATGCTTTTAATTGTGCGAGTGAGTAACTCATTGTGTGTTTTATTTGTTCTTTCTTTGATTCACTTTATTCATGATGATATTTTGTCACTTATTCATTATTTTAAATTATTTATATGATCTTCGCAAGACGCTAAATTTTCCTGATTGATATATTTCCATACCAACAGAAAAGGTTTATATTTAATCAAGAAATCCTGTGTAGATTTTAAATAAAATTCTTGGACTATCGATTCAGATAAAATCTGATGAATGACACCGGATTCTGGTGAAATATTACCTGACATAACACCAGTCAAAGTGTCATTAAAACTGGCAGATTTGATCTCTGATTTAAATCTGTATGATATTGATTCAATTCGAGATTTCCAGATACTATGCATCTCAAGAGATTCTGACTTCAACAAATCAGTAGGATGATTGATTTTCGTTTTCAATCGTGTAGCAATAAACAATTCGGCAAATTGTTTTTGCGTAGAGAATTTACTAGCTATTTTCAGATAGGTGTTACAGAGATTCTGGGGACAACTTTCAACATTTTTCACTTTACCCTTGTACTTAAAAATGTCATAACTAGGAGCATTGAAATGTAATCTCAGAGCATTGAAAAGTACATGATATACATCACAGGTATTGACTGAGGCTATCAACGCCATTAGAAAGATTCTCCACAGCTAAATCGATACTTTCAATACCCTCACGTAAACTTCCGAGGACACCATCAATTTCATCATTTAAATCTTTTAGTTCTTTCTCCAGTTTTCGTAATTCATCTCTTTTGATACCAATTTCTTTCTTTAATTTTTCTAATTTATTAGGAAAGGTACTTTTGTTGGTAGGCTTCTTCATTAGAATAGAGACGACTCAACCTTCAATAAATTCAGACGATGAGCTTCTTTTCGAATCAATTCTTTGATATCCGCATCTATGATTCCCGCCGCATAATCTGGTTCTATTTTCTCGATGTTACTGAGATGTATGACGGCATCAATTGCAGTCAAACCATCTTCTCTGATTAAATTCCACACCCTATCGTTGAAATTTTTGATCCGCTCAATTCCTTCTTCAAACATAACTAAATTATAAACTGATAAAGTAGAGATGTCAAAGTATGAATGTGGCATTCCTAGCATTATCGGTCATTATTTTTATTTCATCTTCTGTCGCATCAATGAGACGGAATTCTTTTTTAATCGATGTTCCATAAATTTCAGAACCATCAGTATTAATAGTCAATTTAAAACCATTATCTCTCAGAACTGATATTATTCTTCTCAATTCACTCACATCCTCAACCATACTATTTTTGAGATTAGAAGAAGGACATATTTCAATAGTTGGTAGATTATAATCATAATTTTCCCTAATTTTCTCTAACACTTTCTCATTTATATCCACAATACGTAGACCATGACCGATCCTATCAGGTCTGATCTTTTCAAGCACATATTCCACCTCTTCCTTAGAATCTCTAGTCTCGCCAGAATGAATAGTAATTCCCAAACCAGCTTTCCTAGCTTCTCCAAACATTTTCACATAATCTTCGTCAAAGCGAAATTCTTTATTAGCACTCCCGCCTATGTCTACACCAATTACCAATTTCCCTGCATATTTTATAGCTTTATTGATGACTTTAATGTTGTCTGTTTTAGACAAATTTTTGTCCATCATCAAAATCAATCCACCACGAAATCCTTGGAGAGTAGATTGAGCATCTTCGATGCCGCGAATAGCAGATCTTATGATTGCATCCAAATCCAGAGTACCTTTCCTATTACGAAAAAGTGGATTAAAACGCAATTCTAATAAATTGACGTGATAAGAATCATACGCCAGTTGGCATGATTTCAGGACACTCTGATATACCGCATACAGAGACGATTGAATTTTCTCTGTAACTTCATAAAATTTCTTTAAATCATTCAAGTCTTTATTGGTACGAGTACCCAAAGATACTCGTTTCTCAAATTCTTCAAATGATTTGGTAGCTATGACATAACCTTCATCGTTAGCGATTTTCCATAAAGCGTGTGTAGAAACTGAGCCACCAAGATGATTGTGTAAATCGACAAACATTGTTATAACCTATTTTTGATATCTTTAATTTCATCTGTGATCAAGTTCGAGATCTTATTGAAATTATTCTCCATTCTATTCAAGATTCCTTCAATAGTCAAGTGGTGAGTATCAATGCGGCGATTGATATTGTTGATAGATTCATTAAAGAGATCAGTTCTAACATATTTACCATTGATAGATGTCAAGACTTTATTTTCGAAATCTCTTACTTCATCTTTGGTATCATCCATCTTATGATCAAATTTCTCTCGCACAGCGGCGAATTCAGTTTCAACATTTTTTCTTAAGTCATTAATGACCTTGATGAATTTTTCCTCTTGTTCGAGGGCATGGTTTTTAGATCTTAAGTTCATGACCCATACTAAGAAGGGTCCAAACAAGCTGCTGATACCAAAGAACAGAGATATTTGTGTGTCAGTTAGATTGAAATTCACATATGTACTTATCTAGAAAACAATGTTCTAATGGTGTCATATGAATCCGATTCAAGTAACCCCAGAAAATGTCGAAAACCTCATCACTGGTTTTCAGAAACAAATCGAGAATCTGAAGATCAGAAATCAGTCTCGTCAAGACTTGATCAAGAGTCTTGAAAACCCAGATGATGTAGTAAGTTTAGTCAAGACCTTTGCTGTCTTTTTAGCTAATTATTTTGATAATACCCAAGAATTAATCCAAGCAGAAAATGCTCTGACTGAACTGTTTGCAATCAAAGAGAAGATGAATTCTAATATCATTATCCCATCAATGAATAGCATCCCTCTTCGTGCTGACCCGACTATTAAATAAAACTGGATGACCAGTCAAAATAAAAAAGAAATTCTTGGCGGGATCGCATATCTCGCCAAGAAACGTCTTAAGCCACACGATTACGATTTGTTTTCAGTATTGGAGGGTGCTGACGGAACAGAAAATTACTTTATCAGTGCGGCTATTGAATATCTGAATCTAGACAAGAAATTCAAGAAAAAGTATTTGGAAGGCCGAGACGAACAGTCGAAGAGATACAGGGAAGCCTTCGACAAAATGTATCGGAAGGATGTTAAGCAAAGTGCCTATGGAGCGATTTATATGAAGAGGGGTAAAGAACGATTAATCCTTCGTATTGATGGTACTTGGACCTATAAAGATGGCACTAAATCAAAAGAGGGTAAAGGCAATATCTCAAAGATATTTAAAGCATAAATTGCTCAAATCATCAAATTGTGATATAATTGGAGAATGAGAAACGATAACACATTCCCAAGCACGAATGACAAAAGGATTAGAGGATATAGAACACCAAGTTACTGGTTTGGTATCTACTTAGGTAGGATACAAGGTATGTCAAGTGTATCATTTGGTTCTGAAGAAGAATTGCTCAAAGAATATGATAGTGTTTATGGGGATTCAATTAATGTCCCACCCCTTCGGCGAGTATACGAAGATGGATCAGAATTTCAATTGCGTGGGATCTGATAAACCCATTGTTCACACAATCTGAATGTGATACAATAGTAAAATGGACAACAATATCCCCACAAGCAAGAAAATTAAAGGTTACAAGGCATCAGGCTATTGGTTCGGAATACACAGAGGCAGAATTGCAGGTTATTTGACTGTATTTTTCGATACTGAAGAGCAATTTCTTGAAGAATACGACAGATTATTCAAGAACAAACCTTTGTGGCGGGTGTATGATGATAGATCAGAATTCCAGCTACGTTGAATTTGATCTATCATCACTCAGTAATAAGACGATAAGTTGATTTTTCTGGCATTTCAGAAATTTGGCGATTCCACGGATGGAATACTCGTTTCTCGGAATCTTCGATGAGTTCAAAATCTCTGATATGAGGTTTTGGTGAGCCTAATCTCTCAGTATCACTATGCCACAGCAATTTCTTTCTCTTGATTGTCTCGATATACCAGTTGTGGGGACTGGAACATCGCCAGATATGAAGGTATGCCCGATTTTCTCTGAGTGCTCGATAAGCGGCTTCACCGACAATTTCCTTGAGGTATGAAAGTGGTGGTCGCTTGGCTAGTCCAATGAAAGTCAAAACTTCACCAACACAATTAGAACCAGTCACACAACTACGTTTGGTGGTCTCTATATGAGAAATTTCGACACGTTCTCCACTTGGAGTCAAATACCAAAAAGTTCGTTTGCTGTTAGGATGATAGAAACCATATTTCTTCTTTGGGCGAGGCATTATTTCACTTCAACGACAGTAAATTTCCAAGGACCAGCATATTCTGAATCCCAAGAACTGTATTCCCGTTTCCATGACTCATTTAGTGTCTGTGCACGACCACGAGCCTGAACACCAGAAGCATACACTTCTAATCCCTTTTCTGCATCAAAATCTGAATCACTTTTGAAAACGATAAAAACTTCTTTCATGATATCCTATCTGTCGACTATTAATTGTAATCAAGCGCGGTTATATTAATTTCATTATTAATATAACCGATTGCCATGTTAAGTGACTCACAAATAAAATTGCAATGATATCTCAACCAAGGGGAAACTCTAGTTCCTTCTCCAACAAATGCGACGATTGTTTTCCCTTGTTGAAATGCATATACAATTTCCATAGCAGTACCCCAACTGGGAGTAGTGGCATTGACCAGAATGAAATGGCATGGTGCGATATCAATGAGATCACCATCCACAATTTCATTGACATTCGTTTCTTCAATACCTCTATAATCTCTTCGCATCGGGTCCAGACAATCGGTCTTCAACCCAATTTTGGCTACTTCTCGCCAATTCTTGCATTGGTCATCGGTCAGACCATTAATTCCACCGCACAAATAAGTGATCATCAGAAATTTCTCTTTCTCCATCAAAATGAAGGCAATTCTGGTTCATGTGTAAACTCTGGCTGAAAATCAAGTGGCGTGAGCTTAATGAATCCACTACACTCATAAACCTGACCACAATTAGGACATTTAACATGATAGCAACGATCTACATCAATATGTGTACTGGTACCGCATTTACAGTTAATGTCCATACAGACATCAGTACCCTTCCATTGAATCCAACCATGAGGCGAATCCGGACGTTCCTTCAATGATGGATAAGTTCTATAAAGTTGTTCGGTGTCCATAATCCCTCTACGACCTGAGTATATTTCTCTGAAAGAATTCAGGACTAAACAGGTTGCCAACATACGGTAAAATCTCATTAGCCAGTCTAGCTCGTTCATTCAATGCCCGAAATTCCATTGCAATAGAAAGAACATCATCATCGGGAATAGGACAACCAATTCGTCTTCTTAATTTGTTGTAACTATAGATCAGTCGGAGTTCTCTGTTTGATAATGATAAAATTTTGTTCATCTTGTCCTAGCTTCAGCCATGAACCTTGAAAGGTTTTCATCTTCACAAATAAATCGGATTTTCTGATAATTATCAAGAACGATCTTTGGTATATTGAAATCCTGATTAGAAATTTTGCTTAATAAAGAGCTATGCAATTTGCTGTCATGACCCGGCACAAAGTTACCTCCAGAAGTCTTTTGATCACATCCGCACCAACAGAGATTATCATTCTTGAATTTTAATTTTCTCAAAGTCCCCGTCTTTTCTTTTCATCAAGCATCAATTCTCTTATTTCACTCATTTCATTAGTAGATAGAAACTTCATTTTATCGATCGACAACAAAATTTCATTTCTAAGAGATCTAATACTTTCGTCACCGTCCAAAATAGCTCTCAGATTACTTTTGAGCTTGGCATCATGACCCTGCAAAAACAAGCGGGTTTTCTTGCCACTAGTAAATTGGACACCACAACAAATACAAGAACCATACTGCTTAGGATTCATAATTTAAAATTCACTTTCATTAACTTGGAGACATGGCAATCCCAGACGACGCCACAATAAATCAACCACTTGAGCACGATCATCCATGACAAAATCAACGAAAAATTGATCTTTCACAAATTCATTATATATTTCTTCTTTCACGATCCAGTCGGATCGGCGATCACCAATTTTACGCATCTTCAAATCAAAATTATAAAACAAAGTGGCTTTATTCAAAAGCCAATTAGTAGTCTTTGATTCACATGCGGAGGTGCGACCTGAGAAAATGAACATCTTAGTGGAGGGATTTTTGAACAAATAAGCCTTGATTAAATTCACCACAGGCCAATTGACTTCATCTTTGTCAACATTATCTTCGTCATAAGGATCTCTCTCCCCAGATAGAGCGACTGTGCCATCGACATCAACTATGATACAGGATGGTAAATTATTTGAATTCACAAGTAATTCTGGCTCTTTGGCAACATATTGCAAATACATCTTCCTGATGACTCTCTCGGTCACATAATTTTGTCTGACTGCATCACGCTTCAAGCACTCATTCAAAGGAACACTTCTAAAATCTTCTATTTCAAATTCGTAATTGTTTTCCAAACACATTCTCTTATAATTGATCTCGTGTTTGGGGTGTAAATTACAATTGTCGACCAAAACATCTAATTTCTTAGACATCGCTAGTTCGATCAATTTATTACGTGCGGCATCAATAAATCGTTCATTCTCTCTGGACCAAACACCATCATGGAACATACTACGCAAATCATCATTAGAAATACGAACAGTATTACCAGAATTCTGGTTCAATATTTCCTTCGCTTTTTGTGTTTTGCCAGAAGCTGGCAGACCAATGAACATCTTTAATGTCGGCATATAACAATGATACCATACTACAAAATTGTTCACCAACTATACAAATGTGTAGTATAATTTATTGGACTAATGTATATACATCATCTTGATAAGGTGGAGCGAATTTCATACAAGGATTGTTTTGGATAGCTTCGACTCCATATTTCTCTGTCCTGCTTTTCAAAGCATTTATTACTTTTTGGACAGATCCTTGGTCCTTGAATTTTTTGGCTGTTTTGATATCTTCAGTGAAAAAGACAAACAAGGAATCTGCTTTCCCGCCACCAAAATAATATCCATTTCTCGTATCTAAGATATACACAATCAATTAGACCATCTAACGAATGAGAAGACTAATCACAAATTTTTTGATCGACTATTTTCCAATCAGGGTCAGGTTTTTCTTCTGGTTCTGGTTCGTTACCAGTTTCTGATATAGTTTCTCTAAAACCCTTGGATGGTGGGAATGGCGGAACTTGTTGAGAGACCGCATTTCTAGGTGGAATGGTAGAACCATAACCACTATTGAGATGAATTTCGGGAGCATCGACAGAATATGTACCACCAGCAGTCACTTTTTGGGCACCACCAGAACTTATATTCATTGAACTACCAGAAATGAAGGTCTGTACCCCCTGAGCATGATAATCACTATTGCCTCTAACTATTTTCTCCGCATTTCCGTTGACATTGATTGATTCATTTCCACCGATTCTAATACGGTAATCTCCATCAACATCAGTGATAATATCACCATGGACACGAGTCTCGAAATTACCACCAACATCTAATTTCAAATTACCATCAACTTGTACATTGGCATCTGATTGACAATAAATGTTGGTTTCACCTTGCACTGTAACATTCAAATTATTTTGGAACTGTGAATAAGCCTGTTCAGCCACAACCGAATAACTTTTGCCTACAATTTTTATAATAAAATCACCTTGCTGATCGGGGTTTCCCAAGAATTCTATCATAGAGCCTGTGTTGTGGCGGATCTTAATTCTCTCATTACCAAAGGTGTCATCGAATTCAACGATATGACCACTTTCAGTCTCCATCACATGATTATAGGGATATTCTGGGGCGGCGGGTGATTTCGGTTGATTCCATGAACGTTCTGGATCGGTATGAACTGGAGCTATGGGGATAGATACTGCTCTCTGTCTGTTATCAACACCCAATACTGTATCTTCAAGTTTCTCACCACGAGCTAAACGGTTAGTATCTGGCTCATTCAATTCACAACCCCAAGGGTGTGATTCACGAGGATACAACTTGGGTGTCTTCTCGTATTTTAATTTAGCCCCTGAGCCATCGTTGGGGTAATGGCGGTAGTAAATTTTGCGAGGGGCATTTTCTTTGTGAAAGGGTTTGCCGGGATCATTAAAACCCAAACCCGGATTGCTGGCTTCTTGTGGAACACCACTGACTGTGTTGGTAATAACAGGATCTTGACCAGAAGCACCATCACGGAAAAAGCCAAAGACATGTGTTCCTTCAACCAGTCCAGTAGGAGACATACCAAGGCCACTGATAGCAGCAGAATTTATTCCGCTATGTACGTAAGCCCAAAAGAGTTCACAAGTTGGAATTTCCGTTTTGTTTTGATTGTGCCAACCGATAATACGGACTCGAACACGACCTAATTTCTCTGGGTCATGTCTGTCCTCCACAACCCCGACGAACCAGAAGAACCCATTTTTACCTAAGAATCCATAATCATTCACACACCTATTTAGAGTGGGTTACCGAGTCTGGTCGAGCTTGTACATAAGTTGTTTTGCTTGATCCGGATTTATATCATATAGTTTCATATCAGGAGTAGGGACGAGAAACCAATGCTTTGGATCAATCTGGGCCGCGAACTTATTATCTCCACCATGAATTGCTTGAAGTAACACACAGCCGATTTTCATCTCTTCGACATCAAACAGGATTTTCATTTTTCTTGTTCCAATCTCTCAGCATATTCAAAGCCAGTGAAGCTGCATCTTTGGTGTCAAATGCAGAGTTCTCTAGCTGCTTCTGAACTAACCTCTTAGTGACCTTACCGAGCAATGGTCCAGTCAGGCCCAATTCTTTCAATTTATGACCATCGAGTATCGGAGCAGTGTTCATGACGGCATCAAGATCCATCTGACTCAGGCGTGATTTAACACCTTCGATCTGATCAGGCATTGAATGACATTCGGCATGACATTTGTTATCAGCATCCATTAATAATAGTATGGCAGCGAGAGAGCGAACATCACCCACACGATGAACGAATTTGCGGAGTGCGCCATCACTCATCTGCTGACCATCGAAACCAGCTGGTTTCAAATCCATATGGTATAGGACCAACCGGGAAACCATAGAGATCCTATCGTTAGAGAATTTCAGTCTTCTCATGAATTCCTGAGCGATTTTATTACCCACGAAAGCATGATCAAGGAATTGAATTTTGGTGCTTCCATCCTTCTTTGTAACGACAGCCCGAGTAGCTGGCTTACCGATATCATGAAGCAAGGCAGCAAGACGGACGTGTAATTCGTTCTCAGAGGCATCAAGGACAGCCATTGTATGACCAAAGACATCATGGATATGATATTCGTTTTGAGTCACACCCATCATAGCTTGGACCTCAGGGAATACGACTCCCAAGAAATCCAAATCCCGCATCATTTCAAAGGCGACGCTTGGTTTGGGAAGTACCAATATCTTACATAACTCGTCATGGACTCTCTCATTCGAGATGATATTCATGCGATGGGCAGATGCTTGGATACCCTTCTTAACCCTGTCGGTCATCGTCAAATTGTATTTGCAAGAGAACCTGAAAGCACGAAGCATTCGGAGAGGGTCATCAGAAAAGATCCTGTCAGGATTATCGGTCGTGTCAAGGACTCCAGAATTCAAGTCATCAAGACCACGTCCGGTGGGATCAACGACTCCACCCAATCCGAAACCTTCGTTGCAAACCATCATGAACAGGGAATTAGCGGTGAAATCCCGCCGCATAGCATCATCCTGAAGATTACCTAACTCGACTGAGGGTTTGCGGGATTCTTGGACATAATGTTCGATGCGTGGGGCCACGAATTCAAGATCCTCACCCAACAGACGGAGCTTAGCTGTACCATATGTGGGGAAGATTACCGGATTGCTGTCTGGTCTGTATACCTCATAGAACTTGGCTACATGTTCAGCACATCGCAGTGCTCCATCCAGACCGTTATCGACCACGACGAAATCAAGATCCTTGACCGGGAGGCCCAAAAAGTTGTCACGAACAGCCCCACCAGCCAAATACACCTTGTTTTCGAATGGTGTGTTTCTCAGCGCTTCTTCCAAAAATCTCAGGTTCAACATAAAACCATTATAACATGTTTAAGATTTTGCCACAATTAATTCTTGATCAAAATGAAGGCTCTGATGGCAACGCTTCAATGAGATCCGAGTAATCGAGGACGATAGGATCAGATGGTCTTTCTGGAGTCAAATATTCAGCTACATAATCCAAGTCCAGTTCTTCTAGATCGATATCTTGAAATTCTTCCAACCAATTCTGGAAAGCCACACCCCTATCGCCTTCTTTCCATATATCTGAACGAGCATCAATGTATGCTTCAATCTCATCCTTTATGGATTCAATAAAGTCGCGAGCATCTTGCAACACAGAATTCAATGAATCCACTCTAGTAATGATATCCAGTCCATCATTCTCATCAGCAGCCCCACCTTTTTGCGTGATTGCTGAGATACTCAACTTGAGATTCTGTTCAAAGAATCGAAGGGAAAATACGAATTCCGAAAGTGTCTTTGATTGGATCTTACTCAATTTAGTCATTTTGATTCCTTTTGACGATCTCAGCCTTGATGGTGGTCTTGCATAATGCAAGTGATCCGTTTACTATTCGCTTGCCGTTCAGATATGCTACGAATTGTCTTTTTGGAGCTTGGTGTATGTAAGTGGCTTCATCCAATACACCATTGGTGTATACTTCCAACGTACCCGCAGATTTCCAAACGAACTCAACCGATTCAACCTGCTGACTGGTGTAGGAAGAAGCTCTCTTCTTAAGAATGAATCTTAAGGATCTAGTAGTACCACCGTAATTACGTTTGGATTTTACCACAAAACCATTTTATCACAGGAAAATGGTCCCAACAAGGTATTTTAATGATGAATTTCTTCTACATCCCATTCAAAAAAACAAGGAGGGTATATATGGTCAAACTGATGATTCTCGTTATCAGGATCAGAAGTGCCATCAAGAGCACGTTGTCGAGATAGTCTACATCCATCACACATTTGGGAGAAAATGTATTCCAAAGCATCTTGCTCTGTCTTGAATCCCTCTTTACCTTTGTGTGTATGACCACTGGGGAGACATAAGGCTGTCCAAGATGATTGATTATTCATTTCTACCTTTATTTAAAGATCCATGAATGCATTTATACAGTTCTGGACATTTGACCGCCTGTCCCAATTTTCCATTTTCTAAAGCCAATTCCTCTATTTGGCATTCTAATTCCTGAATTTTCTCTCTCAAAGAATTCACTTCTTTTCTATAAGCGTCAAGTCTTTCGCCACGTTCATCGAAAATTCTTTGTTGGTCAGTGTCCATATTTCATCATAACACACATAATCAAAATCAATAAATATCCAAGTGTTATACTATTTTGACGGTTTCCCCCTGATCGAAATTAATTTCGATGGTCCGAAGCTTGCAATAAATCTTATGCAAAGAGTTAAGATTAAGGACTACATTCTTAAGAATAATTTCGCCACAACGACTTGGGAGATCAAGGACGGGGAGAAACCAGAAGACGTCGCTAACAAATATTATCGGAATTCCTATTACCATTGGTTGGTCCTACTGTCAGCACAAATCATTGACATTTACAACGATTGGCCAAAGGAATCAAGAAGTCTAGACAGAATAATCGATGATAAGTACAAGAAAGATAACAAACCCGGATTAGAAATAGCAAAAAGAACGAATCATCATTATGAGGATTCCTTCGGAGCATGGGTTTCATACGAGCAATTCCAAAGTTTGCCGTTCAGTGAGAGGAAAGAAATCACTATATACGACTTCCTGATCGATGAAAATGAGAAGAAAAAATCTATAGTCCTAGTTGATAAGAGATTTGCGGCAGAAATCAAGAATCAATTGATGTCAATTCTAAACGAAAACATATTAACATAAATGGATCGCAATCCCAAGAATTATCAAATAAACGAATTGACTTTGATCAATGTCGCTGGTCAAACATTGGATGTCAAGTATCTTTTAGTCGAATTCTCTTTGCATGAAGATTTATTCAACAATTGTCTCACTGGGAAATTGACTTTGAATGACGCCAACAACGAAATCAACAATTTCCCTATATTCGGTTTTGAACAGTGCATCGTCGAATTTTTGACACCAGAGAAAAGGACCATCAAAGTAAATTTCGAAATATACAAAGTCCACGATAGGCACTTAGTGAAGGATAGACAGTTAGTCTATGAACTCGATTTAGTTTCGAAAGAAGCTATCAATAATCTGAAAATCAGGACATCCACTTCTTATAAAAATAAGTTAATTTCTGAAATGGTGGAAGACCTGCATATCAAGCGCCTGAATGGGTCCCCCATCAACATCGAGACTACCAAGGGCGCTCATCATTTCATCATACCAAACATTTCACCGATCGAGGCTATTAATTGGCTGTCCAGCATGGCTGTTTCGACCAGACATTTGGGTGCTTTTTATCTTTATTTCCAAGATTCCAGTTCCTATAATTTTGTATCTTTGGAATCATTGCTACAGGCACCAACTACTGAGAAATATCTGCTCCATCCGTCTAATATCAGAAACAAACTCTGTAGATGAAAAAAATGTGAGACAATTGGATGTCGATATCAGAGGCATACAGGAAATACACTTTGTGAATGTCGCTGATACTCTTGAAAACATGATAGCTGGAATGTATGGATCGAAGTTAATTAGACATGATTTACGGAATAAGACTTTTCCGGAATCGGACTTTAGTTATACAGAGAGCTTTCCAAATTTAGCACACGTCCAGAAATTCAAAATGTTCTCTGATTTGAGACCTGACAACAGGACCTCTCCTGATACTAAATTAAAGCTGTTCACAACTGGTCCTAAAGAATTCCCATACAATTCAGAAAATTGGATGCAAGTAAGAATCAGCCAAATGAAGAGTCTGACTAACATCAGAATGGTGATCACAGTACCCGGCGACTCGAATAGGAAAGTCGGAGACATCATTGAAATCGAATTGCCATCCCCAGAATCGCTCGTTAATGATGAAATCGTTTACGACAAGTATTACCGTGGCAGATTCTTGATTACATCATTGAAGCATCGTATCGAGCTTGACTCTTATTTGACCACAATGGAAGTAATCAAAGATTCGGTAACGACCAAGTACCCCTAAGACAAGTTCCCAAAACTTCTGAGTCTATCAAGCAAAGCATCAAAAACAATCGCTTTATCTTTGTCATCCTTAATAAAAGCCATTAGATCCTGAAGATGCTCGTGATTTATTTTCAGTTCAAAAATCGCGATTGGTGCAAATGTTACAGAATTGATATCTCTATCCACATATTCAAAAGATTCGATAAAATTTTCTAATACTTCTTGTTGTTTTTTCTTCATATTTTTATGGGGTCCTTTCGGACCCCTTTCTCTAGAATTCGATTTTAACCGATTTTTTGGCTTTTGTAATTTCTCTTAATCGAATCCACATCAGGCCATCTTTCAATTTGGCCTTTGTGATCTCATAACCTTTGGGTAAAGAAACCTGCCAATGGAAAGAGGCATTTTTGATACCATTTTTGGAATGTTGGTCAGTATTTGATCCAATTTTGGTATCAGAGGTCGGATCTAAACCCAACAAAGGCATAGATGGTTTACCAGTGAGGCAGAGTTCTGTATCATCATACAATTTTAGATCTAAATCATCATGTTGATATCCCGCGACAGCTAGGACATAAACAAGTTCCTTACCATTATTATAAGAATAAAAATTGTGTGGAGGGAAATTTCTGCTTGAAGTGACTGATGGTTGACCAGTGATTAAAGCGTCAGTGAAATTTATAAGATCAGCCAAAGTATCTACTTTGTAAGTGTTAAACATTTTCTTTTCCTTGTTTAAATTCATCCGAGTCTAATTTAAGCACTGGATGGGCCTCTGTTCCCAGAGCACCACGATTATTTATAATGTTTTCGACACCCGCATCCTTTATGATTTGCATGATCTTACCCTTGGCCGATGCTTCATAATCCTCAGCAATTTGATCCATAGCTTCATGATATTCCTTCATCAAAAATGGCAAATTATTAGTTAAATCAGAAATAGAGCCTTGAATTTTACTAGTTA